CGGTGCGACCTCTCGTGTGTGCGGGGTGTGACCAGACCATTATGCGAGCTGTCGTGCCCTACACTCGACATCGAGCGCGGCGGTCTGGTCTCCGCGACTCCCGGTCTCCCCTCCCCGACGATGCGGGACCGGTGCCTTACGGGGCAGCGCGGCCGGCACTCGTGCGGGAGTGCCGGCCGCTCGCCGTTTCAGAACAGCACGGTCTGTCCGAGCCTGCGCACGATGGTGTCGCAGTGCGCCGGGTCCATCTCGACACCGATCGCGCGACGCCCCTCGTTCACTGCGGCCCGCAGCGTCGTCCCGGATCCGGCGAACGGGTCGAGCACGACGTCGCCGCGGTTGCTGAACTTGCGGACGAGATCCTGCACGAGGACTAGCGGCTTGGCGGTGGGGTGCCCCATGCGCTGTTCGGTAGGCAGGACATAGTTGCCAGCCTTCCCACCTCCGTTCCATACCGGTTTCCTGTCGGTTCGGTGTAGGTAGGCGATCGCCTCCCATCCCTGCCCCGGCCGGTCTGCGCTGATCTGCGGCATTGGATTCGTTTTGACCCACACGCCGATCCGCAGCATCCGCAGACCAGCCGGCGGATCGGTTTCGAGCAGGTGCGCGTGTTGGTATGCGAGAGTCGCGACGACCCACCCGCGGGACACGCGACCGCACTCGGCGAGCGCGGCCCGTAGCTGCGTCTCGTCGAACGCGTCAAACTGCACGGCCTTGACGCCTTGCCCGCTGATGCTGCGATTCGTCTTGGCGTGCGTGTGTGTGCGTTCGGTGTACGGCGGGTCGGTGATGACGGCGTCGACGGATTCGTCACGCATGCCGGCGAGCACGGCAGCCATGTCGGCGCAGTACAGGGTCGAGTTTTCGTCGGCGTACTGCGGTTTCACTGTGTGCTCAGCGGTTCTTCGGCGCCGCGCGACGGCCGGGATTCGACCCACTTGCGCGCGGTTTCGGGGAACCACAGCGGGGTACGGCCGACGGTGATGTCGGGTGGTGGTGGCATCCAGTCGGCGACGGGCCGGTCGGTTTTCCCTTCGGCTATCTCTTTGCGGCGTTGCGTGGCGCGCTGGTGATACTTGCGCATCGACTCGTATTTGACGCCGGCGAGCTTGGCGAACGCGGCGATGTTCAGCGGTTGTTCTGACATTCGATTGTCTCTCTTCGTGTGCGGACGGTTCACCTGATTGTAGCCTCGTCACGCGGCTACTTAATCGTGTACCTCGTATGAGATGTGGCCGTCGTTGCGGACAGTGACGGTGATGCACAGCTCGTCGCCGTGCCAGTGCTGCACTTCGAGGTAGCCGCTGGGGCGCTCGTCGTTCGCGCGGTACCCGCGCACACGGCGCAGCCGGGGCAGCGCGATCAGCGCCGCTTTGAGTGACCCGTACACGCCGAGCACGACGTCGGACTGTTCGTAGTCCTGCACCGGGTCGACGACCAGATAGGACCGGTGGCTGTGTTCGGTCGCCGTCATCGCCGGTGTGCTCGTCTGATTGGGATGCCGGCGCGGTCCTCGATCTCGCCGACCTCGATCTGCGGCGGGTGCGGTAGCCACGACCCGACCGTCGGCGGCCGGAACGTACGCACCCACAGTCGGGTCGGGTTGCCGAGGAACACGAGCCAGTCGTCGTCACCGGGCGGGCCGGGCACCAGTTCGATGATCTGGTAACGCAGTCCGTCGCTGACGGCGATCTGCCGGTGCCGCGCAGTTTCCTCCCAATCGTCGTTCACATAGATCGGTGTCGTCGAACCGAGACCGAACGGATTGAGCGGCACCTCGGACGTCGACCCGGCGGTCGGCGGCCGCAGCGTACGAATCGGATTGAGCAGCCGCCACCACAACGGCGTCGCCGTCACTGTGTCGCCTCGATGTCAGCGACGGTGTGCTCGTCACCGGCGTCGTCGACGACGGTGTGCGCCTCGAAATCGCCGAGCGAAATCTCATGCGCGCACTGGTGACACAACGTCACGTACGTGTCTGCGTTCTCTTCGGCCCATGCCAGCAGCTCGGCCGGTGTGGACGCGTCGACGTCGTCGGGTACGTCGATGACCAGCGATGCGCCGGCGAGGTACCGGACGCGTGCCTGCCGGCTCATTCGCGCGGTCCTGTGCATGCGGTGATGATGATCGACTTCTTCGGCTTGCCGGGGTTGTCGGCCCACAGTCGCACCTGCTCGGCGAGCTGCGCGTACGCGGCGGGGTCGCCGGTGATCTTGTCGGCGAGGTCGCGGCCGACCATCTCAGCGATTGCCGGCGGAATGCCGCTGTGCACGCCGAGGGTCGCGGCACCAGAGATCAAGCCGGACAGATAGACCTGCATCAGCATGTCGTCGGTGACGGTGCGTGTGGGAGTCGGTTCGGGCTGGTCGAGGTTCGTCATGGTGCGGGTCTCCTAGTTGGCGAGCAGTTTGGCGTTGGACAGTCGGCGGGCGATCACCTCGGCTGTTTGCGTGGCTTCGGTGCCGGTCAGTACGCCGTCTCGGTTGAAAAACTCGTCGAGTTTCTTCGCGACGAGCTGCACGGTGATCTCGGCGGCGTCGACGACCACGGCGGGCAGGAACACACGCGACGACGCATGCCCCGCGGGGTAACTGCCGGTCTCCTCGCCGGCGACGTCGGACGGATACCAGCGGTCGTCATCCTGTTTGACGAAATGGCAGGTCGTGCCGCCCTCGCCGTTGCGGATCACGGTGCCGGCGCGCATCTCGTCGAGTCGGGCAGAGTAGTTCACTACTTCGGACATGTGCGGGTCCTCTCGGTGGGTTGGTGCATTCGGAATTGTAGCCTCGTTGTGAGGCTATCGTAAGCGGTAGCCGCTGCCCTGTTGTTCGGCCGGGCCGTGCAGCGTCACCCATGCGCACGCTTCGAGGACGGTCGGGTCTATCGCATCTTCGAGCGCGCGTGTCGTGTCCGGGTCGGCGGTCAGATATGCGGCGCCGAGCGCGGTCACGTCGACCTGCAGCCGACGGGTTTGGCCGGTGACGATGCGCCACACTTTCATCTTGGTCGGGCTGGTCATCGCCGTATCTTCTTTTCACACGCATAGTGCCGCGGGCCGTTCCGGTTGGGGTCGTCGCCCGGAATGACGAGGTGACACGACGTGCACACCGGCGAGCACGACAGGTGCCGGCCGCCCTTCGCGGCGAGTACCGGCTTCCCACACTTCGGGCACGCCGAACCGAGCTTGCCGGTCATGGTGGCGGCGCCCACGTGCCGTCCGGCTGCGGCAGCCACGGCCGACCGTCAGGGACGATGACGACGGGGTCGTCGGACGGTTCGACCGGCGACGGGTGATCGCCGGCCGGGCGGTGACACCGGTAGTGCTCGGCGACCACGACCTTGCCGGCGGCGTTGCGTAGGTCGAACTCGTGCATGTGCGTGCAGCCCTTGCCGTCGGAACCGTGCTCGTAGGCATGGTCGGGCGGGTCGGGGAAGTCGTCGCGGGTGATGCCGATCAGACTCATGACTGCTGCCCTTCCAGTCCGGCGCAGCGCGGGCATTCGGCGTGCCGCTCGAACCCGGCGAGGACACGCACCTGCGTGCCGCAGCCCTGTTTGCATTCGGCGTACGTCCACGCCGGGCCGCTGCGTGCTGCGGTGCGCTCGGCGTGGATCCGCGCGACGGCGACGACGAGCGCGTCGACGTACCGGTCGAGGTCGTCGAGGTGCCGCAGCGGTGTCGCGCAGCCCAGCGGCTGCACCGTCAGCTCGTCGGTGTCAGCGTCGAAGTCGACGCGTATCTCGGCGTTCACCTCGTGCGCGGACCTGACGCCCGGCGCGGCTGGTCGCAGCGGGATCGTGTATCGATTGTTCGGCATGTGCGGTGCCTCTCTAGTCGTTCATCCACGGATTAGGGTCGAAGTCGTCGACGGGCGGGCCGGGGTCCTCGGCGCGGCGTTCGGCGATCTGCTCCCGATACGTCTCGTAGTCGGGGTCGTTGCGCCACCGGCCGCCCTCGAACTCGTACACGTTCACGACGTCGCCCCCTGCTGCAGTTCGTACGCCTCGATTGACGCGAGCATCGACGGCATGTTCTCTGCCAGCCACCGCAGCTCGGCGGGGTACAGGAAACCGGCCGGTTTGGTGAAACCGGGACCGGTCACGCAGCCACACAGGATCGGGCCGTCGGCGTCGTTCTCGATCTCGACGACGAACCCTCGCGGGCTGTCGGGCATCTCCCACCGGTAGAGCATGCCGGTGTCGGGGTCGTAGTTTCGGACGTCGTCACTCGGCACCGGTCGGCCCTCCCAGCAGGTCGGCGACGGTCACGGTCGCGTCGCCGAGCATGTGCCCTTCGATCCACGCGACCTTGACGTCGGGGGTGTCGGTGTTGACGTGCGCGGCCATGCCGGCGAGCGGGTCGGCGGGGTCGAGGCTCTGGTAGTGCAGCGGCCACGGCTTCGCGATGGTCGCCGACACGTGCGTCGCCTGCAGCAGCAGCACCGGCCGGTCGGTGCTGAACCGTGGGACGAGTTGCGCGGCGGTGACGAACGCGAGGCTGCCGGCGTCGGCGGGGTCGATGAGCAGTACGCCGGTCGCGGCGGACGGCGCGAGGATCACCTCGTGTGTGTCGTCGGGGTCGGCGTTCATAGGGTCGACGACACGCATGACGGACAGCTCGGGAACGCCGCCGGTGTTGCGGCCCGGGTCGAGCGGTTCGATGCTGTATCGGATGACCCACAGGATCGGTTCGGTCATTGGTGGTGCCTCTCATTGTGTGCGGGAAACGAGGCTGTCTGTAGCCTCGTTATGAGGCTACTGTAACGCGGTCGGGGTGTCCACGCCGTACTCTGATTGGTGGGTTGGTCGTGTCCACGCCGCTTTGAGGAATTTCGCGGTAAAGCACGATGCCCGGCGGTGCTAGCACTCCACCGACCGGGCGAGCCAAGTAACCGGAATCGACGCCGGGGCGCCGTTCAGCTGCACGACCACCCACACACTTTTGCCGGCGCATCGAGGTGCGCACGGAAGCGGGCACCGAGATCACTCGCCGGATGACGAGGCTCGGTGCCCGCGGTTCTGTGTCGGGGGTCTACCAGCGGTATTCGGTGACCCGGTCTGGCATGGTCACCCGGTGCTGTCCGAGGTGGTCGGGTGGCAGGTCGCACTGCGCGCGCACGGTCAGTTTCACGCGGCCGATCGTGGTGCCTTCCCATCGGCCGTCGACGCGCGTCTCGGCGTCGCAGCGCGGTTCGCCGTGCCGCACGATCGGCGGCTCGACGTCCGGCCCCGGCTGCACGTCGATCGGCTCGCCGGCCGGCACCAGCTCGCCGGTCAGCACCTCGTCGTCGCCGGTCATGACGGCTTCGGCGCGACCGGCACGTACATGCTGCACAGGCACGGCGGTTCGCACGACCGGTGGATAGCGCGCTGATCAGCGTTCCACTCTGCGCCGGGGTCGTGCTTGTCGCGGCCGTGCCCGCAGTTCGCGCACGGCGACGCCGGCGACGGTGTGGGCAGTACCTGGTGCTCGCGCTGCGCAGCCTCGGCCGTCTGCAGGTCGGCGATGATCTGCTCGGGCAGCGACGGATCAGCGATGGTCTGTTCGTACGGGTGGCCGACCTCGACGCCGCCGGTCGGTGCCTGCTCGGTGTGCTCGCGCACTTCGCCGCCGACGACCGAGTGCCGGCCGTTCGCCGTGTCCTGCAGCGCCGCGTTCGCCGCCGTCAGCTGCTGCACCCGATGACGCGCATCGGCGAGGTAGCCGGCCAGCATCGTGACCTGCTGGTCGACGGCGACCGGTATGCCGATGTCCTCGTGAGGAAACATCATTTCGTGGTGGGCGGTGAGCGCAACTCGCGCGGTCTGTTCGACGCCGAGCAGCGTGGCCGTGACGCCGTCGACGTCGTGTTCGTTGGCGGCGTACAGCTCGATCGCGCGTTCGGCGAGCAGTTCCACTCGGCCGGCGGTGTCGATGCCGTCGAGGTTGCTGCCGCCGATCGCGGTGATCGCGGTCGTCGCCGTGTCCCAGATGGTTTGCAGCACAGCCCGCCGAGGGTCGGAGTCCAGCTCGGCCTGCAGCTCGTCGGCTCGGGTGGTCGCTGACGACAGCAGTGCGCGCGCTTGGGTCGCATCGTCGACGGCACGTGCGTTGGCGACGTGCAAGTCGACGATCACGCTCGCCGCCTCGCGCTCGCGGTCGACGAGCCGGTCGACGAGCGCCATACGGTCGAGCGACAGGTCGGACAGTTGTTCGGCGAGCGCTTCGGCGCGCCCCTCGGCGGTCGCCGTTTCGAGCATCGCCTGCACGTACAGCGGCGGTTTGTAGTCGCCGAGCGCGGCCGGCAGCGGGCCGATCGGGGTGCGTCCGTTGGGGTCGGCTTGTTTCGTCATCGAGTCTCCTTGGTAGCGGGCGAGGATCGTGCTGGTCAGTCGGTCAGCGATCGCGTCAGCAGTCGCGCGGGCCGGGTCGGGGCCGGTCATTTCGGCGACTCACTCTCGACGACCAGATCGAACACGTGCTGCGGCGGTGTGAACCCGCAGTCGATCAGGTAGTTCACGACGTTCGCGCCGATCACCTGCTCGCGCCGCCTGCTGAACAGGCTCTTGTGGTCGCGGTCGGCGCGGGCGGGAATCTTGTCGGACACCATTTCGCCGATGGTCGCGAGTAGCTTCAGCGCGGCGGTCAGGTTGTGGTGCTCGGCGCGGTACTCGTCGGCGAGGTCGCTGGCCTTGCGGTCGTTGGCGAGCTGCGTAGCGACGGTCTTGGTAGCTTCGGCGCGCTTCTCGAACTTTTCGAGCTTGAACGGTGTGGACTCGATGTACAGATGCTTGTCGGTCACCAGGTGATCCCTTGTTCAGAGGTGTCCCACGCCTGCCAGTCCAGCCCGGCGACCACGTGCAGGTGGTGTTCGAGGACGCGAATTGGGAGGCGTGAGCGGGGGTGTGTTTTCACTGCGCCGATGGTGGCGCAGACGAGTGCGTCGTACTCGTCGTCGTTGCGGAGTTGGCGGTGTCGGCCGTTCTCGACGAGCACCGCGGACCACAGCCGGCCGATCGCCTCGGCAACGGCAGCTTTGTCGCTGTTGCCGTTGTCGGTGGCGAACTTCGCGCGGCTTGCTGCGGACACGAACACGACGGGGATGCCGGCGGCGTGCAGTGCGTCGACGACGGTGCCGAACAACCATGAACGATCCATCAGCCCGACCTGCGTTGTCTTCCGGTTGTAGAACGGCACCTCGATGACGACGAGGTCTGCGCCCTGCGCTGCCCGCAGGATCGCGCGACGTGCACGCTGGATACGTGCCCGGCGTTGCTCGACGGTCATCCCTTTACTGCCCGGCTCACCGACGCACGTCGTCTGGATAGCGACGTCGTCGACACCACCGGACGAGGTGACGACAGTCGGCGGTGTGATGGTGATACGGCAAAGTCCGGTCGACGTCAGCGACGGGTCGACACCGAGGATGACGGTCACGTGCGGGTCTCCGTTTCGTGGTGGTGGCGGCATGGGCAGTGCCGGACGACGCACGGCCCGTCGGTGTGGTGCAGGACGCGGTCGTGGCCGCAGCCGGCGCACGGCTGCCGGATCATGTGGGCGGCACCTTCGGTGGTGTCGCCACGTCGTAGACATCGGTCCACGACGACTCCGATTCGGCGTGGACGCGCGCGACGACAACCTTCGTGGTGGTGATGGTCACCGACGCGATAGTGCCGTCCGGCTCGATGCCGAGCGCGCGCAGCGCGTTGCGTTGCATCGCTCGCGTGATCATGTGCGGGTCGCTCGGCGTAGCTCGGCGAGGTCGTGCTCGGCGGCCTCGGCGCGTATCCGCTGCTGGTCGCGTTCCTCGCACACCTCGGCGTGCCGGGCGGACATGCTCGCGATGACGTCGGCGAGGGTGCGGATACCGGCGAGCAGGTCGTCGAACGACCGGTCGTCGGTGGGGACGCGGCGGTCGCGTTTCTTGAGACGGCGGCTGCGTTCGACGGCGAGTTGCCGCGCGCCGTCACCAGCCCAGTAGTAGCCGGCCGGAATCTCGCCGACACGCTGGTGCGTGACGAAGTTGCCGTGCTCGTTGAACTCGCCGAGCACGTACGGGGTGGCGTCGCCGCCCTGGTCGGCGGTCGCGCGTGGCGCGTACACGCACAGCTGGTTCTCGCGGTCGGCGAACACGTTGGGTCGATCGGTCATGGGGTCTCCCTGGTGCGGTAGGGGGTGCGGGTGTGCCCCGTAACCGTAGCCTCATGACGAGGCTACGGTCAACGGGTCACGGTTCGGCCAGTTCCCAGATAGGCGACCGCGGGCGGCGCATCAAACCGACGATGCGGGCCGGGTCGCCGGGGTCCTGTTCGGCGCGCAGCTTCGCGACGCATTCCCGCAGCTGCTCGATGGTCGCCGGCCGGTCGATGATCTGCTGCGTGACGTCGGTACGGCGCGCGACAGCGAAGTCGGTCATCGGGTCATCCTCTCGCGTTGTTGCGGGCGAACCCGGTGAGGTCGAACCCGTGGCGTTTCGCCTCGTCGTACAGCGCCGACGGCAGGATGATCGTCGGCGGTGGTGTGCCGTAGCTGCGTGCAGCGCGTTCGCAGTACTCGACGACCGTACGTGTCGGGTCGTCCCACTCGGCGGCGGTCACCACGTCCACTTTGTCTCGATGACCGGTGGGCCGACCTCGGTGATCAGGTGCGCGTCACTTCCGCTGGTGAGTCGCATCTTCCGGCCGATGATGACGTGCCCGCCGAACCGGCCGACCTTCGGCGGTGTGAACGCGACGACGTCGATCCGTTTCGGCTGCGGCCACACAGCCCGCCACTCGCTGTCATAGACGGTGACGCGTGGCCGGCGCGGCCGATACTTCCCCCGCTCTTTCATGCGGGGGAAGTACGCGCGGCGACGCGGACGCTGCCCGCTACTCATCGCCGGGCAATTCGGTCATGTCCCACGTCTCGGCGGGGTGCATCGTGCAGCCACACGGACAGTCGCACTCGTCGGGGTGAGTGTGGCCGCACGCGTTGCAGTCCTCGGTCCAGCTCATGCGACGCTGCCCTCGGCGAGCACGATGCCGCACCCGCAGGTGAGCACCCGCCGCGGTGCGACGTCGCCGTCACGTGGCTGGTTCAATTCGAAGTACCAGCCATCGTGCCCCTCGTGGCCGCGGGCGAGTTTCGCGTCGTGGGCGAGCACGTCGATCTCGGCGACGATGTGCTCGTTCCATTCCCGCTCGGTCACTTCACCCTCCATGACGAGCTACCGTCAGCGGCCCATGCGACGCCGTACCGCTTGTCCTGGTGGAATGCGTCGTGCCCGGCGGGACGGGTGCACGTGTAGACGGCGATGCCGAGTGCGTGTGTGCTGGTGCAGCCGGGCAGCGGGTCGTCGTCGGTGACAGCCTCGGCATCCCACGCCACGCCGTACTGCCCGTCGCTGTGCTGTCCGTCGTGGCCGGCGGGCAGGTTGCACGCGTACTGCCCGACAAACCCGATGCCGGTCAGCGCGTGCGGCCTGTTGCCGCACAGTTCGACGGGTGCGTCGTCGGGGGTGGCGAGGCGGGTGTGCACGTGCTCGTGGTAGCCCATGTCGGCGAGAATGTCGCGCACGCCGTTGAGCCGCTGGTCGTCGCGGTCGAGGGTGCTCGCGGTGAGGACGCGCCATATCTTGCCGAGCGCGGTGTCGGCACTGTACGGCGGTACCCAACCGTCGGGCTGTGTGCCGTAGCCGGCGCGTTCGAGCACGGTACGCACGTCGTCGACCATGTCCTCGTGCCGGACGTCTGCGGCGCGGCCCGGCGACACCGTGATGAGTAGCTGCTGCAGCACGCTGTTGAGTTCGGCGACACGCGCCTCTGCCTGTTCGGCACGTATCTGCGCGTTCACGAGTGCGACGTCGGTGTGCCGTTGCAGTGCGAGCCATTCGTCGTGTGCGTCGAGCACGGCGTCGAACCATTCGGCGTTGTCGTCGCCGAGCACGTCGACGCCGTCCTCGTCGATCATGTAGCCGAGCGACTCATTCACAGCCTCACGGATGAACTCGCGTCGGTCGGTGAGCAGCTTCTCGTACGGGTTGATGCAGTCGTCGCTCTGGCATCCGGCGTCCTCGTGCCCCTCGTCCCATGCGGTGCGCATCGCGTCGAGGTGGTTCGGTGCCGGCGCGGCCGGCGGAGCCGGGTCGGGTTGCCCGGTGATCGCGGCGATCTGCCGTAGCGCGCCGCCGATGACGTCGTTCACGCGGCGCAGCGCCTGCTGCACGTCGTGGTTGTCCTGCGGTCGTGACACACCGGACGGGCCGGCGGGCGGTGTGGAGGGTTTCTGGTCGGTCATGCTGGTTGGTCCCTTCGGGGTGTGCGGTGGGCGGCGACGTGGCCGCTTGGGTCAATGATGACCCATGCGGTGATCGGCCACGGCGCGGTTTGTGCGCGTGCGATCGCTTGGGCGAGCGTCGAGTGTGGTTCGGGGTCGAGCAGCCCGGTCGGGTCGGTGAGGGTGAACTGCCCGCCGAACAGGGCTTGCCGGATCGCGCTCGCTTGTTCGATGAGTCTGCGGACCTCGGGTCGCAGCAGGATCAGGTCGAGCTGGTCGACGTCGGGGACGGCGAGCAATCCCTGTTCGGTGACGACGGCGATCGCCCCGCAGGCGGGGCAGAGTAGCGCGTCGATCGGTGGCACGGTGATGATCGCCGAGCATTGCGGGCAGTTCTGCTGCTGCCTCACGCGCCGAACCCAACGCCGGCGGCGACCGCGACTGATGCGACGAGCAGCGACCCGAATATGAACACGCCGCGCCCGGCCTGCACCTCGTCGTCGATGCGCGCTGAGCCGACGAACAGCAGCGCGGAGATGATCGCGACGACGAGTGCGGCGGCGACGATAGCCGCTCGCCAGTTCATCGGCGTGCCTCGTTCAGTTCCTCGACGACTGCGTCGACGTGGTGCCGCAGGTCGGACACGACGTCGTTGAACGGTAGCTCGGCGCCTATGTCGAGGTTGCCGAGCGACCTACGTAGCCGGTTCGTCATGCGCCGCAGGTTCTCGTGCAGGTCCGGGTCGCCGCTGGTGTCGGCGCCGGTCGCGAACACGCCGCCGTGCTCGTCGTAGTGCACACCGTCGTGCCCGCGTTCACGCTGGCATGTGCCGTTCGCGCCGGGATAGCCGCACACGTCAACGGGTGTGGTCTGGCCGCAGCGGTCGCAGACGTGCCGGCCGTCCGGGTGTGTGTCGGGCTGCGCGCACGTGTGTTCGCCGCGGCAGTCGACGAGTGTGTTCCGGCCCTTCCACGTGTGGCCGCACGACGCCGGTGCCGGTGCGCTGCCGTGCTCGTGTGACCCGTCCGGCACGTCGGTGGCGAGTGCGTTGGTGTCGCCGCCCTCGCTGGTGTGCAGCACGTGGTGATACGTCGGCGGCGGGCTGTAGGTGCCGGGGAATGCGGCGCGTGCTCGGTCGGCGTGCTGCTGCAGCGCGGCGTGGTCGATCGCGTGTTCGCTGCTGCCGTGTTGGCGAAGTGCGTCGGCGAGGTCGAGTATCGCGGCGGCGGTGGCGGCGTGTGCGTATGCGTCGAGGTTGTCGCCGCGGGCGGTGACGCGGACGTCTGCGATGAGTGTTTCGGCGGTTGTGCGGTGGTCGGTCATGGTCGGTTGTGCCTGTCTGGTTGTGTGACGTAATGGGGTGACGTAAAGCGGTTTGGTCACTCGGATACCTGATCGCTGTTTTTGTCCGCGTGTGTCGAAATGGGCCAGCGGAATCGCTATGTGTGTTTGGCTGCTCGCCTCGCTTTCAGTAGTCGGCTGGCGCAGGGAATCTTTCGGGTCATGTTCGTTGCGAGGTTCACGCATGCCTGATCGGGTTCGGCGTGGCAGGTGTCGCAGGTGTAGTTCCCGGCGTCGTCGACGTCGTAGGCGGGCCAGATGGGTTCGCCGTCGGCGCCTGCGATGGGGATGCCGAGTTGCGGGTCGGTGGTGACGGCGGGCTGTGCGGCGAGGCTCGCGGCGTGGTCGCGTTCGATCGCTGCTCGTCGGAGGTCGCGGACGCCGGCGCAGATGTCGCCGGGCTGGATGACGCGGTCGCGGCCGCCGACGGCGTACCAGGCTTTGACGGATTCGACGGCTTCGTCGGGGTGAACGTTGGTGCGGGAGAACATGTCTACCCACATGCGTAGCCGGTTTGGGTCGGGTTGTCCGAGTCGGTCGTCGATGAATCGGGCTGTCTGCCACGCTTTTTCGGCGGCTTCGACGGTTTCGCGGCTGGTCATAACCCTAGTTCCTCGATGAGTTGGGCGGCGACGTCGTGCGCTTCGACGGCGGCGGCGGTGGGTTTGCCGGTGGCGGGGCGGCTGGTGCGGGCGGCTTTGGCGACGAACCTCGGGATTTGGGACGGGTAGAGCCGGTCGCTGTCGTGCCATGCGGTGATGCCTGCGGCGATCTGCGCGGGCGGGATGCCGTCGCGGAGCAGCCCGTCGCAGACTTGCCCGATTTCGATGAGGGTCGCGCGGTCGAGTCGGCCGCCGAGGCTGGCCTCGAATGCGGTGGCGATGCGTGCGGCGTCGACGCTGCGGGCGGTCGCGTTGAGGTTGGCGAGCATCTGCGTGCGGGTCTGTTTGGGGATGCGTCGGCCGTCGGGTCGGCGGTCGGGTAGGGCCGGGACGAGCGCGAGCGCGCCGGCTGTGGCGGGCATCGGGTCGTCGATCGGTTCGGGTGGCAGCGGCACGCCGTCTGTGAACGTAGACGTCGCCTCGCGCGCCCGTGTGTGTGCGCGCGAGGGTGAGCTAACTGCATGGGCGGGTAGTTCTTGATCTAGTTCTTCTTGATCTACCTGATCGGTACCCATCTGGGTGGGTACGTTTAGGCCCTCAGATGGGTAGGTTTTAAGGTTCTTCCCAGTTTCGTGGGTAGGTTTACGCCTCGAAACATACCCATCTGGGTGGGTGGTTTTCGACTCCGAAACGTACCCATCCAGGTGGGTATGTTCTTCGTCGGAAACATACCCATCATCGAGGGTAGGTTTCCAGACGGCGTTCGGGGGTGTCTCCACGAGGTCGTACACAGTCGGCCGGTTGCGGCCGCCACCAGGTTCAGCCACGATCACGTATCCCTTTTCGACGAGTTGGGTCAACGCGCGGCGCACGGTGTTCACGCTGACGTCACAGTCCTCGGCGAGCGTCGCCGCAGCCGGGCGAGCGCCAGCGCCGGCGCGGTTGCTGTAGGTGGCGAGCATGGTCAACACGATGTACTCGGTCGGCGTAAGTCTCGTCAGGCACCCGCGGAGTTGTTTGTTCCACAGGTACCGATTCATCCTGCGGCGACCAGCGGCGCATAGGCGGATTCAGGCTGCAGCACCCGGTACGTTCCGACCTCGTGTGGGTCGTCATTCTCGACGATGAGACCGGCGGCGATCAGCCGTTCGCGATGATCCTTTCGCATGGTTCGTTCGAGTCTGCGATCGGTGATGATGCCGTCAGCGCCAGCAATCGCGATCAGCTCGACGTAAGCGATACGCGCCCGCAGCGTGAGGTCGAGGACGTCGGGGTGGTCAAGGGTCCACGGATAGATCACCGCGTATTTATCTGCCATGTTTCCCGCACGGTTTTTGGTCATGTCGGCACCTTACGCCTTGGTCGTGAGGGATGCGAGGTATCGGTCGCACGACGCGCGGGTGATGAGCGCGCGGCGGCCGATGTGGATGCGGTCGAGGTGCCCGTCCTGGATGAGCCGATAGACCTGTCGGCGACTGATACGGCCGAGGAACACGGCGGTGTCGTCGATGCTCATTGCGCCTTGGTCGGTGGCGTCTGGTGCAGGTTGCGTCATGGTGTCCAACTGTCGGTAGCGGCGACGTCGAGCCAGTACGCGGGCAGCGTGTAGACGCGGCCGCCGATGCTGACGACGTGTTCGTCGGGGTCGGTGGGGCAGTAGCCGAGATGGATGACCGGGGTGCCGGCGGCTGCGCGTCCGGGTATGTCGTAGCGCAGCCGCCAGCAGCGGTCAGTCCTTGGCGGTGCCGTCATCCTGCGGTGGGACGTAGAACGGGTCGTCGGTGTTGTCGATCGCGGCCTGCTCGGCGTCGTTGGCCTGCGTCTCGGCGTCCGGTTCAGGGTCGCCGTCGTCCGGCTGCTGGTCGGGGTCGTCGATCGCGGTCTGATTGGGGTCGGTGTCGTCACGCAGTGTGGTCTGCCGGCCGAGGGTGACCTCGCGGATCGCCCACGGCGCGACGAGCTGTTTGCCGTCGTGTGTGAGTCGCCGGCTGGTGTCGCGGGTGCATTCGGCGACGACGGTCATTACGCGCACCTCGCCGGCCTGCGGTGCGAACTCGAACATGTCCTGCGGGCTGCCGCTGAACATGTATTTGACGAGTGACCCGTCGGTGCCGGGGCTGGTGCCGTTGGCGTTCGTGACTTTCTTGCCGCGTTCGGTCATGGGGTCTGGTCCCTTCACTTGTTGTTCGACGCGCGGATCGCGTCGAGCACTTGGCCGGCCTCAGCATCGGTCAGTTCGGCCGGGGTTTGTGGTGCGTCGGGGTCGCCGAGAATGTTCTGCAACCACTTCGCGACGTTCTCCGGGTCGGTGATCCCTTCGGACTGCAGCCCGCGTTCGATCTGCTGCTGCGGTGTCAGTTCGGCCGGCCCGGCTTCGCCCTCGCCGCCGTCGTCGACGACTTCGCTGTCGACGTACTCCGGGGTGTGGTCGACGGCTGCTGTCGACGTGTCAGCGCGCACTGCACCATCGTGCATGATCGCCTGCTCGATGGTGGTCGACTGCGGCAGCGTGGCGCACAGCTTGCGCAGCATCGTTTTCAGTGCCATCTGGTCGAAGTGGTCTTTCCACGGCCCGAACCGGGATGCCTTCGAGTGCTTGGCTGCGTGTGCCTGCATTTCCTCGACGGACATCGGGTCGGTGATCGCGTAGCCGCCGCCCTTCATCCGGGCGATTGCGTAGTAGGCGACCGGTTTGCCGCGCGCGCCGAACCCTGCCGGCGGCCGGTGGATCAGAGTGTCCTCGCCGAGTCCGTATTCGAGCAACCACTCGTCGTGTTCGTAGATGATGCGGGCGGCGACGGTTTCGACCATGCCCGACCGGTAGACCAGCGACAACAGGCCCTTGTATCCGACGATCAACTGCGCCTTGTGCACCTTGTCGCGGTTGTCCCAGAACGGCAGGACGTACGCCTGCCCGAGGACGCCGGGCCGCAGCCCGAGCTGCGCGCACGTCATGAGCGCGCCGAGCACGGTCGACGGTTCACACTTGCCGAGATCCTTGACTTGGCGTAGCGCGGTCTGCGCGTCACGCACCAGCTGCCGGGCCTCGGCGCCCTGCGGCATGGCGCGTTGGAACTCCACCTGCATGCTGTCGATCTGCTTGAACAGTGTGGGCGGTTTGTCGTCGCCCTGCTGCACCTCGGCGGTCGCCCGCTCTGCCAGTCCCTTACCCATTGGTCGTGTCCTCTCGTGGTGTTCGTCCTACGGCTGCGAGTAGCCGTAGTGCCTCGTCGTATGCGGTCATGTCAGACGTCGACGAAGTCGTCTTCGTCGGGGTCGACCTCAGCCGGCGCGTCAGCGCGGACCATGTCGCGGACGGTTTCGGTGACGCCCTGCACGATGTACTCGGCGACGTCGATGAGTCCGTCGGGTGCGGCGCCGGCGGTGGATGACAGGAACGCGGTCGACTGCAGGACGCCGCGCGCGACGTGCAGCGCCTCGACGCGGGCGAGTTGCTGCTCGGATAGGTGGCCGACGTACCGGTCGTTGGTGGTGGATGCGGGCATGGTCAGTTCTCCTTGCGTTTCGGTGTGCGGATATGGCGGGATTGGAACTGTCGGTACAGGTCCGGGTGTTCGGTTTTCAACGCGTCGACGTCGAGCACTTCGACTTTCTTCATGGTGACGTCGGCGATGTCCTGGTGCGCCGCGATGAACCGCGCCTTGGCGAAGTTGCCGCGCTGCACGGTGGCGATGACTTCGTACTCTGGATTCTTCGCCTGCTCGTCGTAGTCGGCGAGATCCATGTCGGGGTGCGACACGGTCGGCAGCTTCGCGAGTAGCCGAGTGTGGCCGTTGGCGAGCTGCACCAGCTTGTTCCGCGCGTCATCCTTGCCGGCCTGCGCCGACTTCTCGGCGAGCTGCGCTGCCTGGTAGTCGGCGACCCACAGCCGTGCCCGTTCGGCCTGCTCGTCGGTGAGCACGATCTCGTCGACGTCGCGGCGCGGTGCCGCACCGATGATGCTGTCGACGGTGTCGCGTTCGGTGACGGTCGGCTCGAACTCTTCGCGCGCCTCGTCGACGGTGGCGCCGCGGGCGATCGCCGCCTTGTAGCCGAGCACCCGATCCCACAGTTCGCGTTCGACGTCGGCGATGTGCTGCAGCAGCGACTCGTTGCGGTCGATGCGTTGAAACACGACGCGCCGGCCGCCGATCATGCCGCCGACGTACCCGTACGGTGCGCCGGTCACGTTCAGGGTGTGCAGAATCTGCAGCTCGGCATGGTCGGGCACCTGGTCGATCCATTCGTGCAGCAGATACTCGCTGGTGTTCTTCGCCTCGAACGGGATAGGCCCGTCGTTGGTGACGAACACGCGATCGACGTTGCTGCGCATCCATCCGTGCTGCCGGTTGGCGAGCGCGGGGATCCCGTAGTGCTCGACGCCGAGCCGGCGGGCGACGATACGCACGATCGCCGATTCGACTTCGCGGCCGATCTCCATCTGCTCGCTGTCGCGGCCGTCGTCGAGGGGCAGCAGTCCGACTTTGTCCATCCACACGTGCCACGCGGTCGCGTCCGGCCACGGATTCAGCCCGAGCACCGACGAGCACTCCGACGAGCCGATGCCGTTGCGGCGTTGCCACAGCCAGCCGATGCGGCCGGCGTAGGTGTCGAGGTCGAACCGTTCGAGCATCGTGGTGGTGTCGTCCCACGGATTGACGTCGATGGTCATCGTCGGCCACCTCGGCGGTGGCGGTCAGCGTTCGGGCACGTCGCGAAATGCGACAGATAGAGCAGCTTGCCGTCCTCGCGGAACCGCTGTGCGAGCGCGTCAGTCAGTTTCGTCGCCGTCATGTCGCGGCCCTGCCCGGTGACGTACACGTTCCCGCGGGTGGCGTTCGGTTCGGGGTCGAGCGGCATCGCCTTGCCCTTCGCGGTCTTGGCGAAGATGATCGTCTCGCCGCACGACGAGCACGCGCTCATGCCCGGAACTCCGGCACCGACTGCCCGCCGACCTCGGTGATGCCCTCGCGGCCGAGGTAGTAGTGCCACCGGTACTTGCTGACGGTCGCGATCGTGGCGGCCTGCTCGTCGTCGCCGGCGTCGACGTGGTCGAGGTACCGCTGATAGATGTCACGGCCCTCGTCGTACATGCGTTGCCGCGCCGCGAGGCGTTGCAGCAGTTCGTCGGGTGTGCGGTTGCCGGTGACGGCGATAGTGCCCGCGCCGAACTCGACGTTAGCGGCGCCGCGCAGCGTGTCGATCAGTGCGCCGAGCGCGGCGAGTGCGCCGGGGATCTCGGCGACGCGGTCGACGATGTGAACGTCGAGTAGTGGGAACACGAGGTCGGTCGGTGCGAGGTCCGAGTCGAACTCGTCGTCGGCGACTGCGTGCTCTGGTCGGTTGGAGAGCGGTGCGGTGGTCATGGGGTGCGGCCCCTTCGGTTGTGTGCGGTTTCGGTCCCGCCCACGGTAACACGAATGTGTGCCAGCGTGTGACGGGACGCGACAGGTTATGCCAAAGTGCGGGTCAGCCACGCGCCCGCGGCACGCATCCGCGCCGGCGACCGATACCACTGCACATGCTCACGCTGAGACAGATACCCGTCGGCGAGTTGAAACGCCCGCTCCCACCGATGCCACGTGACCGGCGACCACGGCGGGCCGATCTCGGCGGCCATCGTTCGGCGCGTCGCCGGGTCGTTCAGCTGCCGCCACACGTCCGCGCCCTGCGCGCCCCACGACCGCCGGTCGAGCGCGATGAACGGTGTCGTACGGGCGATGATGCGCAGCGGGTTGTACCGCGGGCACGAACAGATACCGTCGTTCGGATTGGACAGCCAGTACGTCGCCAACCCGGTCTCACGCCGCCGGACGATGCCGTGCACACCCGGCGTGCCCGGCGCGTTCGGGTCGGCGATCAGGATCACGGCGTCGACGAGTGACCCGCCGAGCTTCGCGGCGAGGTCGCCGGCCAGCGCAGCGCCACCCGAGTAGCCGACGAACACGATGCGGGCGAACGGCTCGTCGAGCAGAACATCTTTGACCATGCGCTCGCCGAGCGCCATGCCGGCGGCGAGGCTGTCGTGATAGGACAGCCCGAACGGTTGCGGCACCGGCCCGTACGATGCGGCCCACGGCACTTCGATGCGGATCGCGCCGTCCGGCAGCGGCAGCAGGTCGATCAGGTTGCCGTTCAGTCGTTCGCTGATACCGCGGAACGTGAACACGTAGATCGGTTCAGTCACTGCTGCCCACTTTCTCGTCGCCGCTGCGCGGCTGGTCGATCGGGTCCGGGTGCTCACGCATCCAGTCCGAGAGTCGCTGCCACTCCGGCAGCCGCATGCGTGACTCGGCCGCGGTGATGTGCAGATCGTCGTGGAACGGCTGGTCTACCTGCTCGTACCATTCGAGGAACCGGCCGTGCCTGCGCTCGAACCGGTGCGCCCGCGCCCGGTAGAACTTCATGTCAGATTCGAGCGACGCGAGTTGCCCGCCCGCGGTCTCGGCCCGCTCGATCTGACGGCGCGCGCCGCGCGCCCGCCACCGCTTACCGAGCGGGCCGAGCACCTTCGCCCACGTCTCCGACGCCTCGGCGAGGAACTGCCCCAGATACTTCAACCCGACGAGCACAAACGCGGCCAGCACGATCCATCCGGGGGTGTTGTCCGGCAGTGCATTAGGGTCCACTGGTCGACTCTTTCGTCTGCCCCCGACGTCGTATCTCTGCGGCCCCCCGGCCGGTGTAGTCCTTCCACGCGTCCGACGACGCGCTCGCCATGACAGCATGACCGACGCACAGCACGAACAGCCAGCCGGTCGCGGTGCGCCACCCGTACACGTCCGACGAGGATGCGGTGATGACCACCGATGCGACGGCGGCGACTGCCGCGATCACCCACGACACAGCCCGGTACTGCGGCCACGCCCACGACACGACAGCGATCGTGATTGCCGCCGATCCCAACAGCGCGGTGATCCACGCGAACGCGAGCATCGTCGGTGGTTCGCCGGCGCGCACGATAATCGACACCAGCGACCCGAGTGAGAACGCGAAGTACAGTGCGACGCCGAGTCCGTGAGCGAATACGGTCAGCGGCCACCGCACATACCGCAGACCGAGCAGCCCGGTCACGCCGCCGAGCAGGAACAGCCCGCCCCACACGTTGAACGGTGCGGCCTGCTCGATCGCCGATAGTGTCGTCGGTTCGTCGTTCGGCGGGATCGCGTAGTCGAGTCCACGCCAGATCATCGTCAGGAACATGCCGGCCTGCAGCAGCACGACTTCGGGATAGACGAGCTGTATGCGCAGTCTCACCAGCCCCGCCGCAGACTGCAGTGAGGCGTGCTCCGCCAGCGTCATCGCACGAGGCTCGGCGATGCCTTGTCGACGCCGATCTTCCACGACGCGACCGAGGTCAGCAGACTGACGGCTGCAGCGGTACCCGACACTCCGGCCAGCTCCGCCCAGTTGACGTCAGCGAAGACGACCGCATGGTCAGCGGAGACGACCGGGAGCGCGCCGACACCGGTCGCAACGAACGTGCGGCCGGCGCGGGCGAACGACTCGATGTACTGATTCGGCGACGTCCACGCCGACTGGACGACCGCGATGCCGGCGGTCGACACGGTCGCGATCGCCGCTCCCTGCAGCGCGGTCGTCCACGGCACAGCGGTGACGCTGACACCGAGGGTCAGGAACAGCAGCAGGGTCTGCGCGAACGTCTTGCCCGACTTCTCGGCGACGTCGACGACGAACCCGCCGAACGTGAATGGTGCGCCGGCCGCGGGTGCCTGCACTCCGGTGAGGGGATCTCGGTGCGTCATGGTGGTGCCTCTCTCTAGTTGGTGACCAGCTCGACGAGTACGCCCGTCGGCACGTAGGTCAGTTTCCCGAACTCGAACCGCTGCTCGATCAGGTCGGTATTCGGCACCGGCCGTTCGTCCGATGTGGGTAGGCCGAGCGGCCCCTGTTCCCAATCCATCGCCGCGTACCGCTTGCCGATCTCGCCGTGCACGACGAAACCCTCCACAGGTCCGCCAACAGGTGTGAATAACACGCCGCCCTCGAACGACTGCACGCCGGCGGTGACCTTGCTGATCGGTGTGGTGACGACCTGGTGCCGCAGCACCGGGAACCCTAGACCGCGCTCCCAGTCGCGGGCGGCGTACGCCTCGAACAGACCGCCGGCGGGGATCGCGAACGCCGCCGACGCGCCGAGCCGCCAGTACACGTGCCCGGACTCGAACCGCGCGAACGCGCCGACCTTCTTGCCGTCGAGGAACAGCGGTGTTTCGTCGTCGGTGGTCGTCGGTGTCGCGGCACCGGTGATGCGCTTCCCGATCCAGCGGGCAGCGACCTTCGCCTCGGCGTCGATCAGGTTCGGTGACGGCGGCGCGAAGAATGCCCGCACCCGGCGCATGAACTCGTCGATCGGGAAGTTCGGGTACGGGTCGGTGTGGCCGCCGCCGCGCGCCCCGAAATCCTTGTGCCCGCAGATGCCGCGCTTCTGCGGCCACCCGGTCGCCCCGTTGTTCCCGACCCACTCGACGGGGATCCCGAACTCTTGACACGCTGCAGCGACACAGCGGGCGGCGCGGGTCAGCATCGCATCTTCGTCGAGTCCGTCCGATGCATCCTTCGACAGCCACCGGTCACGCGACCACGACACGAAACTGCCGGCGAGCACGATGTGGTAGCCGACGGCGTTGGCCTGCACAGCAGCCCACGGCGCGTTGCCGGGAGCCATCATGCGGACGGTGTACACGTCGTCCACGGCGTCGTTGTAGGACACGCCCGCGTTCTTGCAGTAGTTCGCCAGTCCGATCGCGTCGCCCTTCCCGCCCTCCTGCGTGTGCACGCCGACGTAGTCATGCGCGCGGCGCGGCCCGTCCGACCCGGCGGGGATCGTGTGCGTGACGCCGTATCCGATGCGTGCCATATCTACCGGCCCTCCCGGTGCTGTTGGTGCTGGTGCCGGCTGCCCGGCGTTCGGTGTGCGGTCGACCGACCACTGCCCCCAGTCGGCGGCATAGACGTCGTTGACGTCGACGCGGATGCCGTCGACGAGCGGCCCCGGATTCGACGGTGTGTCGATGACGCGCTGATACAGCGCCGCGTAGCCGGTGCCGGTGTCATCCGACCACGCGCGGGTGACCCACGCCCACGGCCCGGATCCCGGCTTCGGTGACCGACCTATGACCTTGTCCTCGATCGCCCAGTGACAGACGCGCGAGTGCCCGTAGATGCCGACCCACTCGACGCCGATCGCCTCGCCGGCACCGCGGAAGAAATGCACGGCCGTGTCGTTCCACTGCTGCAGTGTGATGTTCTCGTCGACGGCGAAATAGATCGGGCACCAGCCGGGCATGCCTGCGTCGCGGGCGATACGCAGCGCCTGCTCGGCCATGCGTTTACCGCCCTCGAACCCGGTCGTCCAGTCCGACGGCGCGGTGCCCTGTGGTTTGCCGTACTGCCAGACCGCGGCGATGTCGACGCCTGCCTCGCGGTAGCGGTCGGCGACCGAGCGGGTCAGCGGTTTGCCGGCGAAGTTGCTGCCCGGCCGGTCGGGTGAAACGTAGGCGATGATGCCGGAATGGCCGGCGCGCTTGATCGCTTCGGGTGAGGGGAACCCGGCAGCGGTGTCGATGATCGTGGACATGTGTGCGGATACTCCGAGGTTCGGACGGTATGCCCGGCACCTAGCCCGCGACTCTGTCGCCTACAGCCTAACCCGCGGTCAGCTCAGCCAGACGCAGCCAACGGACATCGCCGACCCGCTCGCGTTGATCCCGAGCGGCGCGGTCGGTGAGTCGATCAGCGCGATGGATTGGCTGTTGCTGCCGTTGCCGATCTGCCTGAACCGTGGTGTGCCGACGTAGGCAGGCGTGGCAGACGAGGCAGCGACGCCCGCGACGACAGCCAGCGCCAGCGTTCCCGCGCCGTCTGGTGTGTGCGTCGCTACCTCCGAGCTTGACACCTTCGATGTGTACGGGCCGACCGACGTGACGCCCTTGTACTCGGCGACGATCATGGTTTCCCACGACCCGCCGCCGTCGCACACGACTGTGTGCGGCCCTGGTGCGACGTCGAGTATGTACAGCCAATGGTTGCGGGTCGTGACGACCTGCCCGTACGGCGTCAGCGCGACGCCGTCCAGCGTGACGCCCAAGCCTGAACTATTCGATGTCGTGCCGATCACCAGCTTCGCGCCTGCGCCGGTTGTGATGCCCACCGACGGCGTCTGATTCGACCCCGCGACGCCGACCGCCTGCACAAATCCAAGCGGCACAGCGCCGCCTCGGCGTCGCGTCGCCCGGTGCCGTACGCCGGGGATCACGTCAGGTCACCCGCGACGATCCACTCGTCGGTCGCCCGCTTGCGCAGCGTGACCGTCGACCACTGCGCGCGGGTCGTCAGCGACGACGCTGTGCGCAGCGTGACACCAGCACCGGCGACGAGGGTCAGCTGCCCGGCGCCGGTCTGCGCGACCTCGATCAGGGTGCCGACAGGGAACGCGACCGACGAGTTCGGCGGCACGGTCACATTCACGCCGGTCGCCGAGGTGACCTCGACAGCCTTGCCGGCGTCGGCGAGCGCGAGTGTGTACGCCGCGCTCTGCGCTGACGCGATCGCACGCTGCGCCGCCGCGATCGCCGCATCGACAGCGGTGGTGTCAGCTTTCGCTGCGAGCGCCGTCGTGACGTCTGACGTGTTGGCCTTGGCCGCGAGCGCCGTCGTCATGTCCGAGGTGTTCGCTTTCGCTGCGAGCGCGGTGGTCATGTCCGAGGTGTTGGCCTTCGCAGCGAACAGCGGGTCGAGACCGAGCGCCGTCTGCGCGGCCGCCTGCGTCGCGCCACCGGTGCCGCCGTTCGCGACCGGCAGCGTGCCCGTCACACCCGGCGTGATGTTCGCTGTGCCGTCGAGGTTGACCGCGGTCGTCGACGCGAGGTTCGTACGCACAGTCCGCGCGGTCGTCCACTTCGCCGCCGACGCCACGACCTTCGCCGAGTCCGCGGTGTTGTCGACCGACCCGAGTCCAACGTCGCTCTTGACGAGGGTGACCGCACCGGTCTTGCCTGCGACCGACGCCACCGGCGACGCCGGATACGCCGTCTGCTGCCACGACGACAGGTTCGACGGTGTGGCGCCGATGATGATCCACACGGTGCCGATGTCCGAGCGGATCGCCCAGTCGCCGCGCTGCCCGTTCAGCGCCAGCATCGCCGCTTCGCTGCCCACCGTGCCGAGGTAGTCGACGATCGCCATGTCGGGCAGCTGCGAGGTGAGCAGCTTCCCATTGCCGTCGAGATCGGCCTTCGCGTCGAGCTGCGTGTCGAGACCAGCGACCAGCGTGTGCGCGCCAGCGATGCCCGACTCCATGTAGTTCAGCCGGGCAGCCGACAGCGGTGTCGTCGTTGCCGGCTTGTTCACCCACGTCTGCGGTGTGTATGCCATGTCGTCTCCCTAGCTCGGTGGTCCGGCGGGGTACAGATCTTCCGACGGATACAGCGTCGCCGACGGATACAGCGACTCCACCATCGATGGCCCGAACCCGTCGACCGGCACACCCACGACCATGCTCGACACCTGCACAGCGGTGTCAGCGAAGTCGTCTGCCGGCACGTCAACGAGCACCGACTGCACGAGCGTGGTCACAGGTCACGCACCTGCAGGATCGCCGACCGGTTCACGACTTGCCCTGACGACGTCGTGATCTGGCATGTCACCCGGTAGTCGACGCCGGCGGTGCCGCCGGACACGCGCACGGTCGCTGTGCTCAGCGTGCGCGACTCGGCGCCGAGGGTGATGCCCGGCTCGGCGGTGAAGTCGGCCGCGGTGATCGTGTCGCCGGTGCTGCCGAGGAACTTGACGAACGAGAACGTCAGGTCACGGACGTCGTCGGGGTGCGTGGCGTGTGTCTGCATCAGGTCACCAGTCCTCTAGAACGAAATTGTCGAACGATGAACCGGGCAGGAACAGCGCCCGATAGATTGCGGCGCCACCGTATCGGCGGCCCGAGCCGTGCAGGATGCGGTTCGTGCTGTCCGTCCACGACAGGATCTCTAGGAACTCGTCGCCGTTCCACTTGTAGCCGCGGAACGTGTTGTCAGCAGGGTCGTACTCGCACCGGTAGGTGCCCGCCCCGACACGCCAATCGCCGCTGCCGGGATTGATCTGCTGCTCCATCGTCGTGCCCCAGCCGATGCCGACACCGACACTCGTGATGCCCATGAACGCCACGTTGTTCGCCGGCCCCGGCGTCGGCCCCGACGACACGTACATGAGCGTCGGCTGCGACTTCGACTCGCGCACGGTGAACTGCACAGCCATCTTGTCCGTCAGCGTCTGCGACCCGTATATGGCGGCCTGGTGCCCGTCGGCGGTGCCCGTCCGCACGACGTAGCCGTCCTCGATCGCGAGCTGCCCGCCGACGTCGTTGCGCACCCAGTTCTGCCACGAGTAATTGTCGAACGACACGTAGTAGGACCGCGGGATCGCGAGCTGCCCGAAATTCGAGCCGAGACCCGCATACAGGGTGTTGCCGTCGTTGTAGCTCTCCATCAGCGCCGTCGAGATGGTCGCCGGCGCCGGGTCCGACGTCGGGTTGCGCGACCCGCCGATCGCGCCGGGGATGATGCCGGGGATCGGCGCCAGTTCGAGCGTCTTGGATAGGAACGTAACCGTCGCGCCGCTGCTGCGGAACTGCACGGCGTACACGTCGCCGGCCGACACCGGCAGCCCGGTCGGCGAGAACTCGTAGGTGATGTGCTGCATCGTCACCGGTATCTGCGCGCCGATGTTCGGCGACGAGAACACGAGATGCCAGATACCGGTATCTTTGTCGAGCCTGAACAGGTCGACGTACAGCGTCGGTGTCGACGTCGCGAACGCGCAGAACGACACGGTGTTCTTGACCTGATCCTCGCGGCACCTGATCTTCGTGATTCGCGCGATCGTTGACGTCGTCGTCTGCACCGACCGCGCCGAACCCGTCGACACAGCGGTGTCGCCCCAGTTCAGCGACGTGTCGGCGGTCGGGTCGGGCGACTCCCACAGCGGCCGGCTCGACACGATGTTCATGATCGTTGTCTGCCCGACCGAGATCGCCGACGCCGACACCGCTTGCGCCTCGGTGGCGGTCGTCGCGACGTTCCCGACGCCGCCGATGATGTCGGCGATCGTGCCGCCGACGACCGGGATACCGCGGATGCCGCGCAGGATCGCGTCTAGCAGGTTCTGGATGAAGTCAGCGACGTCGTCGATCCACCCGAACAGGCTGTCGCGCCACGCCTGAATGTTCAGCAACCACTCGTCGTCGCCCTCGTATGTCGAGGTGAGCGCCTTCCACAGGTCCTGTAGGTTCTCGATGACGTCGAATACGAAATCGCTGATCTTGTCGTGGATGAACGCCGCCGCCGACTGCAGGTTGCGCGTCTCGCCGGTCGTCATGAAATCGACGATCGAGCTGATCACCGTTTCGAGTCCGTCGGTGATCCATCCGACGACGCCGTTCACCTCGCCGGCGACCCGCGCGACCTGCTCGTCGATCCAGCCCTGCGCCGTCTTGGCCTGCGACTCGGCGATGCCGACGGCGTTCGCGACGTCGTCGTAGTCGGCGAGTGACGCCGGTGTGAGGTTCGGTGAGGTCATCGGCGTTCGTCCTGTCTGCGAGCGCGTTTCGCGTCCCGCTTCGCCTGCGCGTACCGGGCGGCCTGCGCCGGCGTCACCATGATCGTTCGGCCGTCGGCGGTCAGATACGGCACCTTGCCCGGCTCGTCAGGGATCAACGGTTTCGGTTCGTCGTCGTCGAGGTTGAACCGTTTCCGGATCGCCGCCTTCTGCTCCGGTGTGAGCTGCTTCGACTTGCTCTCGGCGTCGTCGTCCGGCTCGTCGATCGGCACCCACGTGCCCGGATTCTGCAGCCAGTTCGGATCGCCGACGAGCGGCTTCTTATAGCGGATGGTCCGCAGCTCCGGGTGATACCGGAAACCGCAGTCCCACAACCGGCGCGACACCTTGCGGAGCATCTTCACCATCATCGGCAGCGGCGCGCCCGTCATGCCCGGCAGCCCGACGAGCGCCGGCACAGCGAAGTTGTCGGGGTCGTCGGGGTCGCAGTTGTCGAATGTCGGGAACTCCGGCGCGGTGATCTTCGGGCGGCGTGGCCCCCGGTCCTGACGTTTGCGTGACGGTTTGCGGCCCATCAGATTATCCCCACGTCGTGCAGCCCACTGGTCAGACTGCGGATACGTTCGAGACCTTCCTCGAACGGGTCGCGGTTCTTCGCGTCCGAGCCGATGGTAATCGTCCACTCAGGATGGAAGTCGTCCTCTGACGCGCCGAGCACGACCTTTTTGATCCGCTCGACGAACACGAGTCCGGACAGGTCCCGCGGCCTCGTCGACGCGATGCGGTCGCCGACCCACATGTGCCCGACGCCGTTGTCGCCGAGCATCCACGGGCACGAGTCGAGGATCTTCACTTCGTGCGATGACCACCGGCGCGTCGCCCACAGCCCGGTACGGATCACCATCAGGCTGTTCAGCGTGTACGCCTGGTCGGCGCCTTCTTGGAAGAATTCGACGTACCGTGACCAGCCGAGTTTTTGTGCACGTGGGAACGACTTCGTATCCGTCCAAGCTAATATCGTGTGCTCGTAGATCGGCCGCAGAAGTGTGTCAATTGCGCCGCCGATAGATCCGACGCCGTATCCGGCGAACGAAATGTTATCGCCGACAATGTCGCCGATCGCCTGAATCAGCGCCCCTATGCCCTCGTTGACGCCTGGTGCCGACTTGCCTCCGGTGATGATTTTCGCCGTTTTTTCCGGCGTCCGAGTGAACCGTGCGCTGATCACACCCGGTGTGAAACCGGGCCGCAGCACCACGTACGGCAGCACCTTGTTCGTCGACTTGTAGCCGATCTGCATGTACTCGTTGGGCATCGGCTGCCCGGTGATCACCGACCTGGTGGTGTCGAGAAAGTCCTCGGTGAACTGGTCGATCGTGTTGACCAGACCGCCGAACAGGTTGCCGCCGTGGCTGGTGCCCGAGTTGAACCGGCCCGACTTGTCGACCAACGAAATGATCAGCTGCCCGTTGCGCGGGTCGGCGCCCTCGTAGGGCAGGTCGTCACCTACGAGCCACCGGTCAGCCTGTATCGACAGCTCGGCGTCCTCGATCATCGCGATGAACGCGTCGTACCAGTACTTCATGCGGATGATCGGCAGACCCCACACGACCCCCGATTCCATCGCCTCGATGAAACTGATCGGGTTGACCATGATCTGCCAGTTGTCGACGTCGAACCCTTCGACGTACTCCGACGGGTCGAGCGGGTCGTCGGGCAGCGTGAGCGGTGTCTCGTCGCGCATCAGGTTCACGAACAGCGTCGTCAGCGCACACCAGTTGACCGGCCCGAGCAGCATCCACGCCTTGAACTGTGTGATCGCCGGCAGGAACGGCGACGGAAAGCACTCGATCCATTTCAGATTCTCGATGTCGTGCATGAACGTGATGGTCACGATCTCGTCGCCGGTCGACGTCAGCTCCGAGGTGACATCTTCCATGCGGCCGCCCCACCGCGCGCCGACATAGTCGGCGGTGATGTGGATATTCACACCCTCTTCACGTAGGTCGCGGCCCTCGAAATCGAGCGCCCACTGCCCGAGCGGATCCTCGGCGAGCACGACGACCATGCCGGCGCCGGCGTCGTTGTCGATCCACTCAAACTCATACTCGACCGGGTTGCCGACGACGTGCTGCAGCAGCCACTCGGCATCCCACAGCCGCATGATCGGAACCTCGCGGCGTATCCGCGCCTCGTCCCGACGCGCCGCGTTCGTCGCTTCGAGGATCGCGTTGCACCGTTCGAGCAGGTCGTCGGAATCGAGACCGGCGATGGACGCCGCCCGCTGCGCACGCGCCTGCACGTACGCCTTGGCCTCTTTCGTCGCGAACGCACCCATACCTAGACCCGCCCCCACGCGCGGCGGAACCGGCGCACCTGGTGGATCAGCAGTACCGCACCCTCCGGCGGAACGTTCGTCGCCGACACCTCGATCTCGACGGGCTGGCAGAACCGCGGTATCGGGTGTTTCGGGTAGTCGCCCGGTGACGGCATCTGCGCGACCATGTTGTGGTCGAACGCGTCGCGCACCGGGATCTCGCCGGGCGAGTAGTCGACGGTGATCCCAACGTTCTCGACGGGGTCGATGTCGGGGTAGGTCAGCGTCCGGTTCGGGAACATGCCGCCCGGTTCACGCTTCCACGGCGGCCCCGACCACGTGTTGTCTGGCAGCGTGTACGTCGCCGCGGTCCCGACGTACTTGTGCTCCATGTCGACGCCCGACGGATTGGATATGACCGCGGTCTTGGTGCCGTCCGAGTCGAACTGCACCGGCACGACGACGTCGTCCTCCTGCCAGAACGGCATGTACGCCTTCAAGTGCAGTTCCCACACCCACCAGCCGCGGCGCGGATGATCGCCGGGCACGTGCTCGACGTCGTACTTCGTGCCGGCGGTCAGCACCACCTCGATGTAGCGGGTCGAGTCGGCCGTCTCCCACTCGATACGCGCCAGCGTCGACGCCTCGTAGTACGGGTCCAGCTCGAACGACAACGCCTCCCGGATCTCGCCGTCGACGATGCTGAACGGGTTGACGTGATCACCGTGGATCACGAGCGTGACGACCGGCTCCATGATCGCCGTCTTGACCGCGCGCAGCACGCCGCCATCCATGCGGATCGGGGTGCGCTCAATGACCCTGATCGGCGGTTCGTACAGTTCTTCGAGACCGTCCCATGCCAGTTCGACACCCTCGTCGCCGGCGCGGTCACCGTACAGGTGAAACGTCTTGCCGCCGTCGCAGCCGACGAGTCGGATATTCGATACCGGCGACCCCGCCGGTAGGCACGCTGCGGTCATTGTTTCTCCCTCACGACGGCGACGGTTTCACATAGCGGCGCATCCTGCGGCGACGTCCGTTGTCGACCTTATTCGCCACGTCATCACCATCGGCGTTACCTTGCACGACCACCGACACGCTGCCCGCCTCCCACGCCTGCCGCGCGAGGTCGGACACGAGGTCGACGAGGTTCTTCTGCGTCGCCGGCTGCTCACCCGCAGCCGGTGCCGTGGTGAGCGGGTTGTCGGTGATGTACTGCCCGATCGCGTCGACGGCCGGCGGCTGCAGGTCGAGACCGATGATGCCCAGCGCCGAACTCAGCTGCCCCGAGATCGCCGCGCCCGCGACGTCACCGGCGCGCGTGCCGAGACTCGTCTTCGCTTTCGAGTTGTCGAACTTGCCGAGCGCACCGGGATTGTCGAACAGCGTCGTGTCGACGCCGTACGCGATCGCCGACTTCGCGGCACCGCCGAGCTGCCCCGACAGCGGAGACCCACCGAGGGTGAGCGCAGCCATTTCGGGACGCTTCGGCGCGTTCGCCGGCGCCGCGGCCGGGTCGGTCGTCGGCGTGACCTCCGGTGTGTTCGTCACCTCGACGGGCATCGGGTTGCCCGGCGTCGGTGCCGGCGCGGGTGCCGGTGCCGGTGCGGAACCGGGCAGCGGCTTGCCCTTGCGCACGATGCCGGCGCGCAGCTTCGCCTCGTCCTCGCGGCCCGCGAGACCAGCGCCCCACGGCGACCCGCCCGACTTGTTGAAAATGCGCGCGGCGACGATCGCCTGTTCTTCCGGCGTCGCCTGCCCCGCGGTCGGCGCGAACTTCAAACCACCGTTCGCCTTCCACGTGCCCAGCGCGATCTGAAAACCACCCGACGCCTCGTTGCCGCCCGAGTTGGCGTCGATGATCTCCTGCTTGCGGTCCATCCGGCCACCCGACTCACGTTTGAGTAGGTGATTCCACGCCGGGTCGGGCGACGAGTACGTGCCGTCCGGATTCTTGACCAGCGGGATCGTGTCCTCGGACGCCACACCCGACGGCTTCGCCGGCGTACCGGTCAGACCGACCGCCGGATCCGGGGTGCCGCCCAGCGTCGCCGCGCCACCGCCACCACCACCGCCGATCATGGCCGGCCAGTTCTCCACCCACACCGGAATGACGCCGCCCTTGTCGGCCTCGTCCGCGGTGTTGAACTTCGACGTGCCGCCCGAGTTGCCCCACTGCGCGCCGCCCGAGGTGCCCGACGACGAGCTGCCCGACGACGTCGACGCGCCCAGCCCGGAACCGATCGGCGTCGTACCGCCGAGTCCCGAACTTGCGCTCGCGGTGCTGCCCGGCGTCGCGATGCCCTTCTGCGGCGACGGCGTCCCGCCCAGCGAGTACGACTGCCGGGTGTGGACGTGGTCGGTGTGACCCGACCAGTCGGCCGAGTAGTAGCCGGGCTGCGAGGTGCCCGGCCCGACCATCTGCCCGTCGGCTACGCCGATCTTCTCGCCGGTGTTCGGATTCATCCAGATGACCTGTTCAAGGTCACCCTTGATCGACCGGAAGTACTCGGCCAGCCGCTGCATATTCGGCACCGGCCCCGACCAGTCGATGCCCTTGTTCTTGCCCGACTTCTCCTGATGCCCGGCGTACGTCGACGCCTGCACACCGAACCGCTTCTCGATGTCGCGGACCCACTGCGGGAACAACCCGTCGTTGTCGCCGTAGGACACCGACGACCCGACGGGCAGCCCGTACGGTTCGCGACCCACAAGGCCACCCGTCGCGAACGCGGGCATCGCGGCGAGCAGACCCGCCGGCGGCACCCAACCGGCGCGCAGCGCCTCGATGAACGGCAGCGTACGCGGGTTGACCGCGACCGCCGGCAGCACGTACTCGCCGCGGGACAGCCGCGCGAGGATCGAGTCAGACGTCGTGGTGCCCGGCCCCTGGATAGGTCCGTGCGACCCGCCGGCGAACGACTGCAGTTTCATCTGCACCGGCCCGCCGTCACGCAGTCCCTGCATCGTCTGCCCGAACGCCTTGATCGACGCGACGCCGGGGATATCGACACCGAGAATCGAGTCGGGCAGCGCGGCGAGCAGACGGCCGATCGCGTGGATCGGCGCCTTGATCACGTCGACGACACCCGAGAACGCGTCGCGGATCGACGACCCGATCCGGGACGCGATGTCACCCATTGTTCGGAACGCGTCGCCGATCTTCCCGAAAATCGGTCGGACGAAATTCCACACCTTCTCGATCGCGCCCTGTATGAAATCCCAGGCTGGTCGTATTGCGTTCTGCCACAGCCACATCGCAGCATCGCCGACCGCGCGTAGCCCGCCCATGAACAGGTCGAATATCGGTTTGATTACGCCATTCCAGACAGCGCCGATGATTTGCCCGATGAATTGGAAAGCGGGCTGTATCGCATTCTGCCACAGCCACATAACGACCGCGCCGGCGAGCTTAAATAGCGTCTGCCAAATCGTGAAATAGACCTTGACCGCGCCCCACAGGAAAGAGAAAATCGAGCCGATCGCGGAAAACGCAGGCTGTATCGCGTTCTGCCACAACCACATAGCCGCCGCGCCGATCGCGTCAAACCCGGCTTTCAGTGCCGGCCATATCACGTCCCAGGTCGCCTTTAAGGCGCCCATCACCTTTTCCCAAATCTGTTTACCCAGTTCGGTTTTGGTGAAAAACAGCGCCAGCGCGCCGATCAGCGCGACGATGCCGGTGATGATCATGCCGATCGGGGACAGCGCGAACGCGATCTGCAGCACCAGCCACGCCGTCTTGATCGCGTTGATGATCTTGGTGATGATCGCCGCCGCTTTGAACCCGAGCACGAGGATCCCGACGGCCGCCGCGATCGCACCGATCACCGGCGCGAGCGGCGCCAGCATCTGCAGCAGACCGACGACGACCGGCATGAGCGACGTAGCCGCGTTGACGAGCATGATGAACACAGGAACCGCGGTGTTCAGCGCGCCGATCAGTGCGCCGGCGAGCACCTGCGCGAGCTGCCCGATGACCGGTCCGAGCGCGATGAACAGCTCCGACAGCGGCTGCACGGCCGGCATGAGTGCCTGCAGAATCGAAATCAGCGCGTTTCCGACGGTGACCAGCACCGGCCCGAGTGCCTGCGCGAGCGCCGCGATGATCGGCCCGGCGAGCTGCGCGAACGTCGCGAGCAGCGTGCCGAGCACCGGCAGCACCGGCCCGATCGCCGTCGCGATCGCCGAGATCGCAGCGCCGAGCGGCGCCATCGCCGGCGCGAGGTTCGCCATACCCTGCCCGAGCATGTCGACCAGACCCGAAATCGACGGCCCGATCTGCGTGATCAGACCGGCCAGTGCCGGCGCGACCGTCGTGCCGATGATCGTTGCGAGCTGCAGCACGATCGGCAGCACCGTCGCGACCGCCGACTGCATCGCCGTGAAGAATTGGATCAGCGCGTCGCGGCCCTCGCCCGCCGACAGGTAGGCGTTGATCTGCTGCAGCTTCTCGGCCATGCCGCCGAGCACGCCGTTGCCGGCCTCGGCCGCCGCCGAGAACACAGCCGAGATGATGCCGCCGACCTGCTGCAGCACAAACCATAGTTCCTTGGCCGTGGCGATCGCCTCGCGGAAGAATGTCTGCATCGCGCCGGACTGCTGCGCGGCGACGAGCATGTTCGACAGCTCGCGTGCCGCGCCACCGATCCCGTTCGTCATCGGCCCGAATACCTGCGACGCGCCGGCACCTATCGCGGCTAGACCGGGCACGAGGTTGCCGAGCGCGGTGCCGAGGTTGGCGCCCATGTTCCCGGCCTCGCGGAGCAGGTCGCCGACGACGCGTGTGCCGGTCGCCGAGTTGATGAACCCGAGTGCCGACTTCGCGCCCTCGTTGAATCCGTCCGCGATGTCGAGCATCATGTCGCGCAGCGGCACCAGCTTCGTCTGCAGCCCGGCGATCTGCGGTCCCAACCCGGCAAAGAATGCGTCTTGAACCGGTTGCTGCACAATCTCTTTGAACTGTTTGCCGAGCTGCTGGAAGGCGAGCACGAACGACTTGGCCTCCGGCGACAGCTTCGCCATTGCCTCGGCGAATTTCTCGGCGTTCGCCGGGTCGAACGCGTTTTTGATCGCCTCGCCCACACCGAGTGTCGCCGTTTTCAACGTGGCGACGACACCGGCGATCGCGGTCAGACCGGCGGCGAACGCACCGGCGCCGGCGATCGCGGTACCGAACAGCGCGCCGCCGAGCGCGACACCGAGCGCGGCGAGCGCCGGCAGCATCCCGCCGATAGCGACGGTCGCCGCACCCGCGATCGCGGTGAACTTCGCCAGCGTGCTACCCAGCCCGAGGATCGACTTACCGATCTTCCCGACGTTCACGCCGCCACGCATGCCGAGATTCAGGTGCAACGGGTTGCGCAGCAGCCACGACTGCATCTGTATGTGCACGCCCCGCAGCTGCGACATGTCCGGCTGCACCGACAGCCGAACGATCAGCGGATTCGCGTTGAGCCACGCCTGCATCGCACGGTGCGCAGCTTTCGCGTCCCGCAGCGCGTCGGTGTAGTCGATGCGCAGCGTGATCCGTGGAGTGCGGATCGAGGCGAGTGACCGGTTGATGTTCTGCGCGGCCCGCTGAGCGCGCGTCTCGATCTCCTGCATCGACCGGGCGAACGCCGTAGCCATGCGGTCGAACGCGTTGCGCGTCGCGATGTACAGTTTCGCCCAGTTCTTACGGACAGCCTGAGCAGCTTTCGCCGACGCCTGTTCGAGGCGTTGCCGCAGCTCACCCTCGACGTTGTCCCAGTTGAGGGTTACGCCAACCTCGGCCTCGGCCCACTGCCCGCCGCCTGCTGTCACGCTGCCCGCCTCACATCGGTTGTGCGCCGGCAGCTCGCCGGCGACGTCGCCCGAGTGCGGTCGGGTTGGTGTCGAGTCTCAGGGTATCGTCTGCTCAGCTCGCAGCCTGCGACCGCGAGCCGATCCGGCCGGCTTTCAAGTCGGCCATGCGCTGCGCGATCGCATCCATCGGCGTTGACTCGACGGGCACGTCCTCACGTTTCCACCGCTGGATCTCCCGCAACGGTGGCTGTTCGAGCTTGCGCTGCCACGCCCGCAGCTCGTCTTCTTTGCCCCGCGATCGCCAGTTCCGCAGCAGCGCGTACACGGCGTTCGTCGCCCGCTGCGCCGGCAGCTCGAACAGGTCGATACCGCGCATCGTGAACTCGCCGTCGACGAGCATCCACGCCCCCGCCGCCTGCTGCCACAGCCGCTCGACGGTCCACCGCGCGATCCCGAGGTGCGTCTCGACGATGCGGTCGGCCATGATCTGCAGCGTGTCGAGGTCGACCGGCGACGACGGCGCCACGATCGCGGCGAGCAACTTGCCCCACGCCTCGGTCGTGCAGAACGTGCCGACGAGGTACAAGCCGGCGGTGTTCGTTGAGTCGTCGACGAGTAGCGCCGGCACCAGCTTGCGTGTGTCGGGAATCGACGTGGATATGAACGTGCCGTCGAGCATGAAACCCGACGGCACTTCGCCCCACGGCGGCCCGAGAGCCACCGCCGGACCTACTTACGCTTCGACCGGGCAGCAGCGCGCCGCTGCTGACGGTTCTTCGCCTCGCCTTCCTGCGCCTGCTTGAACCGGGTGGCTGCGGTCTCGTCGCCCCACCGCTGCAGCACGGCGGCGACGACGTTGCCGTACAGGCCGTCGTCGAAATTGTTCGCCCGGTCGGTGATGCGTTCCTGTAGGTACATGAGCGCGGCCGGGTCGACCGACTGCTGCACGAGCGTGGTCATCGCGTTCGTACGCAGCCGCGGGTCGTCGGACAGCAGCTGATTCATGTACAGCGTCATCGCGGCGTCGGACGGCCGGTACAGCCAGAACGGGATCCCGTCCATCGCGAACGGCATGCGTTCGACCTCGCGGTCCTCGCCGGTGTCGGTCGAGAAACGCAGTTCTTCGGGCACCTCGTCGAGGCTCGGCGCCTCGAACTCGCTGTGCTCGTCGACCGACTTCGCCGTCGCGGTCTCGGTGCGCAGCTTGTGCAGCTCGCGCATGTCCGGCCGGTTCATCTGCTCGATCTCATCGGCGGGGACGTCGGGGTATGCCTCGGCAATGAACTTGCGCCAGGTGTGAACCGACGCGTTCGCTGCGGGTGCCTTGGTCTTAGTCGCCATTGTGTGCTGCTCCTAGCAGTCGGGTACGGGTGGCACTGCTCAGCGTAACCGCCGAGTGAGCGAACCCATGACGTCTGTCAGCGCGTCGATCAGGAACGGATTCGGCTGTATGCCCTTCACGGACTTCGCGAATACCCATCGTGCGTCGCCGCCGCGACGCCGCCCCGACGACCCTTTGACCTGAAATTTCAACGCCTGCCGCGTGACTGGCACGATCGGTGTGCCCTTCGGCCCATAGATGCCGGTGCCCTCGTGGATGTATCGCGCGTAGGTCAGCGGCGACCCGATCACGATGTGCGTGCGGTCGCCGCGCACGTCGACGACGTACTCGATCGAGTTGCGCAGTGTGCCCTCGTCGACCGGTGCCCGCCGGCGCGCAGCGTTCTGCACGCGCCGGCCGACCCGATTGCCCCACTGGTTGCCGAGACGTGATTTCTCGGCAGCGATGACGGCGTTATTCAGTCGAACCGTCATCGCCGTCAGTGCTGCCCTCGTCGGGGACACGCTCGTCGTAGTCGGCCTGCAACTCGGTGCGTGTCTTGTCGGTCGGGTCGTAGCCGGGGAACCGGGCGGCCATGTACTCGGCCCACTCGGTCGTCTCGGCGTTGCGCTTCGGTGGTCCCGCCGCCGGGTCGTTGATGATGAACCCCTCGCCGATCACCGGTTCGCCCGGACGGTCGTCGGCGGTCGCCGGCTGCGTCAGCTGCTCGCCCTCGACGTCGTCGACGACCGTCACCCGCTGCCGCTGGATCAGACCCTCGACGTAGCTCGTGCGGCCGACGGTGACGACCTCGCCGACCCGCAGCCCGCCGAACGTCTGCGCCGCCTTGATCGTCACGTTCTCGATAGCCTCGCTCATGGTGCATCCTTCCGCGGGTCGGCCGGCAGCATAGGCACCGCCTGATCGGTGAACCGCCCAAGTTCAGTATCGACGACGACGTCGTGCTCGACGCCGAACGCGCCACCCGACCGCTGCACAACACGCATCGCACCCACCTGCACCTGATCCGGTGCGACGTCGACGACCGACCAGTCCGCTTCCATGATCGCCCGGCGCAGCGCTTCGGCGTCGTCGAGCATGTCCCGCGCCGCCGAGTCGAGCAGCACCGGGTCGGGTGCCTGCTCCGGGTGCGACCGGTTGATCGACGGATCGCAGCGGTACACGCCGATCGTGAGGTTCACACGCCACTCCGTCGCGGCGCATGCCCGCAGCGTCGGCGGCATCTTCTGCGGCTTCGGCGCGTAGGACACGACGCACGCCCACAGCTGCGAACAGAACTCGCCCGGCGGCTTGTCCGACATGACCGCGACCCGCTTCGGCACGCCGGCGCGCGCGGTCTGCAGTTCGTGCTCGGCGCGCTCGACGAGCAGCCGCGCCAACGCGTACGGCGAGCAGCCCATCATGGCCGACGCTCCACGACGTCGGTGTACGGTCTCGTCCCGACGAGCTGCGCCGGCCGCGCGATGCCGTGCGGGTTGACCGTCAGTAGCCACTGGTCGACTTCGTCGATACCGGTCATGCCCTCGGTGAAGTAGGCGCGCGAGTCGACCTCGACTGACAGCCCTTGCCGCGACGCCTGCGTGATCCCGCGAGGTAGTCGGCACTCGCGGCCGGCGCGGTCGTTCAGATACTCGACAGCCATGACACCCGCCGCGAGCCGGGCCGCGGCTGGTGCCGGCACGCCCCGCCGATAGGTCACGAACCACGCGCCGACCTCGTTGTCGTCGGCGTCGAGATTCTGCCGCAGCGGCCAATGGTTGCCGTCGACGCGCCGCACATACTGTCCGTCGATGACCCGGTATGCGTCCGGGGTGAGCGTTACGCCGTCGATGCCGATCGCGGTGACGTCGGCGATCGGGCCGGGCAGATACAACCTGACGCCGGCGACTCGGCAGCCGCGGCCGGCGCCGGGGTCGTAGCCGGTCGTCAGCGGTGGTGCGACGCGGCGACCGGGATACGTCGACGACAGCGTCCCGGCGTAGGTCGAGCCGGTGACGCGTGGCTGCGGTGTCGGCCGCACGTGCTCGGTGACGGTGCCGAACGTGCGCCCGGACAGCGCCCACAGAACGCTGATCGCCCACGCTGACGCCTGCTCGCGCGCCTCGGCCGACGCCGCGGCCCACACGGCCGCGCTGTCGTCGGGTATGTCGATCGGCCAGTCGATGTCATCCATGCGTCGATGGTCTCACGGAAAAACGCCGCTCCACCGGCAGCCGACCGGTGAAACGGCGTTTTCCTGGGGGTGAAAGCTGCGACCCTCTCAACGCCCCTGCAGCGAACCTTCGATGACAACTCGCGCACCAGCCAAGCTACACGATCGCCAGCCCAGCCTGTCGCAGCTGCTCCGGTGTGCGGATCGCGATGTTGGACTGCGCCGCGTAGTCGATGATCGCCGCGTGATTCGCGATTGTGGTGTCGTTCGCGGTCACCTTCGTTTCGACGAGGTCGTGGAACAGCAGCGTCAGCAGGGTGCCGTTCGCGATCGCGCGGTCGATCTCGCCGGTCACCTGAGCAACGGTCAGGTTGCCGCACGACTGCCCGTACAGCCGCATCGGCAGCACCGGGATCTGCTGGTCGTCGGCTCCGCTACCCGAGAACCGGCCCAGCGCGAGCCGACCGGTGCTGAAATACCTGCGCAGATCCAGCTCGGACGCTGCGTCGACGGTGCCGTTCGGGTAGGCGAACGCGTTGGACACGTAGCCGTGCTCCATCTGGTCTGCCTTGATCGCGGCGAACATAGCCTGCCGCTCGGCCGACGTCATGCCGGTCACCGACTTCACGTGATTCGCGTACGTGTCGGCGTGGCCGCCGACTTCCCAACCGCTGCGGAATACCATTTCGTCGATCTGCGCGCGGGTGATCTTGCCGGCCTGCCCGATCCATTCGAGGATCGGGAACAGCACGCCGGCGGTGCCGTGTTTGTCGTGGTGGTCGCGAGCGATGGTGTAGTGCGACAGCGACGAGTCGTCGTACGTGTTGATCAGGACGCCGTTGGGGTACGGCTTGGGCACTGCCCGGTAGCCGACGCGGCCGAGTCGAATTGTGGTCGCTCCTGCGGCGCGGTCGTTGATCAGCACGCGTAGGTAGGTGAGTCCGGTTTTGGCGGGTGATCCGGTGGCGACGGCCACGCTCCACGGCAGCCCGATAGCCACCCACTCGCCGTGTTTGAACGGACGCTGCACCTCAGGGATCCCGGACGAGGAGATCGCCGACTCGAACGTCCAGTAGTTCGTGAATGCGGCGTCGGGTGATGCCATGAGACGGATACGGGCTATCTTGTCGACCTCGTCGAAACGCGCCCACACCACGAACATTTGAGCGTCAGCGTCGATCGCAGCGACTGCGGTCGACGTGAGCGCATGCGTGCTGCCGGTGCCGCTGGTCACGACCTTGACCGACTGCGTTCCGTACGCGTGATCGGTGGCGTCGTTCAGCGTGATCGTTGCGCCGCCCGCAGAGTTGACGGTCCAGCCGTGGGACGGCCCGAAATTGGTGATCACCTGCGGCTCTGGTGCGGCGACCTTGCCCACCGAGCCTTGCCCGATTCGTGCGAACCGTTCGTCGGCGTCGGCCTCGGTGAGGCGTTCGTCGATGCCGTCGAGCAGGTTGTCGAAGAATGCTTTCGTCGCCCGCGTGACGCCGCTGACGATGGTCGGCCTGGTGTACGGCATGGCGCCGCCTCTCTCGTGTGGTGGTGGGGGACAGGAGACGTGCAGCTACACGCCCCGCAACGCGTCGACGAGCGCCGCCACCGATGCCGGCTTGCGTGTCTGCGCGTAGTCGTGGCCGCCCGCGCCGAGGTCGCGGGCAGTGACACCAGCAGCAGCGGCGAACGCCTGCACCTGCGCCGCCGGGACGGTCGTATCGTCTGCCGCGTACTCGACCCGCAACGCGATGTCATCGAACGCACCCGCCTGCGCCAACGTCAGCGGGTCGTGGCCGGCACGGTCAGCGGTCGTCCACCCGTCATACGCGGTGTCGAGCGCCGCCGCCCACGACGGCTGTGAGTGCATCCACGCCTGATCGGTCGCCGGGCACCACACGTGCACGAACGCGACGTCGTCGACCGGCGCGTTCCCGGCCCACGCGAGCACGTTCATTGCGCCCATGCTGAACCCGGCGAGCGCCACCCGGTCAGGATCTGCGCCGTACTCCGATCGGGCGAAGTCGACCAGCGCGTCGACCCGCGACTGCGCGGTGTCGTTGCCGAACGCATTCGTGCCGAGCTGCGCATTCACGACGAGGAACCCGGCCCGAGTCACGGCGTCGACGACCGGCTGCAGCTGCGCCGGCCGATACGTCACCAGCGGGTCGTTGGTGTATCCCTCGGCGAGCACCAGCGCCACCCGAGACCCGTCGGCCCGCCACCGACGCGGCGCCGCGACAGTCACGACCTCGCCGCCCATGCCGGACACACCGGTGTGCTGCCTGTACGCGGCCACCGATCACACCTCGATCGCGTGGATCGCCCGCACTGACGGCGGATTGGCCGGTGTTATTTCGAGGTTCGCGTCGCCGACCGCCCGCCACGCCCGCATCGTGTACGTCCGCGACGCCGTTCCGGCGGGCACCCGCATCGACACCCGGCCGCACCCGTAGCCGCCGCGCACGATCATCACCGACGCGCGTACGTTCGTGCCGTCGCTGATCTCGATGACACCAGTCACGTCGCCGCCGGCGTACAGCAGCGGAATCTCGGCGGTCACCAGCGCCGGCCGGTCGGTCGTGGCGAACGTGATCGAGCAGCCGGCGAGCGCGGTCGGTTCGTTCGTCCCGACGACTTGCTGCGCCGACGTCCCGGCGTAGCCAAGTTCGACGGTGCCGTCGCCGGCGGTCGCTTCATCGACGCCGTCGAGGATGTTGTCGAAGAATGCTTTCGTCGCGCGGGTCACGCCCGCGACAATGTTCGGTCGTGTGTACGGCATGACGCCGCCCTTCCCGTTGATGGTGCAGAGACGCGAAACGCGCGGCGAGGTGGCATCCTCGCCGCGCGTCTCACTGGATTACGAACCCGCTGCCGACGACCAGATCCTCACTGATCGGCGCCGGCGTCACACTGGGGGGTAGGCCACTGCCCCCGCGGTGGCGGTGGGCGGCGCAACCTGCGTGGTGATCGGCAGGTAGTGATCCTCCGGCGTCAGCGGATCGTTCAGCGGCCCCGGTGCCGGCGTCGCAGCGTTGTCGAGCACGACGTCGTAGCCGCCGGCCTCCCACTGGTTGCCGTCCTTCGTCTTCGCGTTGCCGAGCGTGAACTCGGCGGTCTCGTTGTTGAGCGTCAGCTCATCGAGGCGACCCGAACCGATGTACGGCCACAGGTGATAGCCGTACCGCTTGCCGCCCACACCACACGCAGTGCCCGGCACGTCCGACCACACTTCGAGCGCGAACGCCGTTTCGATCTCTTCCGAGTACCGACCGAACTTGATACCCACCGCGTTGCCGGCAGCATCCTCGTAGATCGGGTTGCCGGTGATGATCTCCCACGCCTCCGGGTCCACACCGCAGAACGCGATGCCGAGCGTGAAGTACTTGAACTCGTCCGGCATGGTCTCGATGAAACAGAACTTGTCGTTGCCGTTCTTCGGCGCGTTCTCCGTGCCGTCTTCGTATTCGGCCGACACGTCGATCGAAATCAGGCCGTCGGTGACGAGGGTCGACTTCGGGCCGGTGACGGGTGCGCCGCACTCGTCGAGTCGGGTCAGACGCATGATCTTTGCCCGGACGGATGCCCAGTGCACGTTTGCCATTAGCTGCTGCCTCTCTTGGGGTGTGCTGTTCTAACCGCCCGGCCCCTAGCCAGCAGCAATGATCTGCTGCGACGAGTGTATCCCGCCGCAGGTGCGTTGCGTGGTTACGCGTCGCGACCGTCGTACGCCTCGATCAGCGCCGTACGGTTCAGCGTGTCGACGTCGTCGCCGAGCACCGGCCGCAGGAACTCGCGCCAATCGTCGGTGCGGTCGTTGCGGTCGGGTGCCTCGCCGAGCGACGCCCAGTCCGGTTCGGTAGCCGGTTCGTCGGCGCGGCCCTCACCCTCAGACGGGGTCGGCGGCTCGTGTGGCGGCTCGTCGCCGGTCTCGATGACCGGTTCGCCGGACACCAGCGGCGCGTCACCAGCCGGCGCGAAGTCGCCAGTCGGCAGCGGGTCGTCGCCCACGCCGTCAGCAGGCGTGCCGGTGTGGTCGGTCGGCTGCTCCGGCGGTGGTGCGTCCGAGTCACCCTCGGCGCCGTCCTCGTCGTGCTCGCCGACGAACTTCGCGTACACATCGTCCGGGACGTCGAACGCCGGCCGACGCCCCGACGTCACCTTGCGCACCCGCCACTTGTCCGGCGCCGCCGCTTTCAACAACGCAGCGGCCAGTTCACTTGGGTCGTCGCCGTCTTTCACAATTACAGTTGGCATATCGGAACCTCTCTCGATCAGGGCAGGTCGACCAGCGCGGCGCCGGCCACCTCGTCGAACGTCACCAGATAGTCGCGAACCACGATGCCGCTCACGTTGTTCGTCGCCGGGTCGAACCACGACTGCGACTTGTCGGTCAGCGCATCGACCGACGTCCGGCGCACCAGCACATCACCGGTCGCCGCGATCCACACACTGCCCGCGGTCGGCGCGGTGCCGTCCGGGCCGGTGTTCGGGTAGTCGCCGAACACGACCGGCGTGCCGAGCTTCGTACGCAGCAGCGCCCCGTCGGCCTGCACGAGGTCGAGGCTGTCGGCGAGCGCGCCGAGGAACCGCGGCAGATGGATGACACCAGCCGACGCATAGTCGGTGTACAGCCAATGTTCGAGCCGGCCGACAGCTAGCGCCAGCGACGCCGCCGTCGACACAACGACTTCGGTGTCGGCGCCGGCCATGATCGCCGGCGTCTCGTCCGACCAGATACGCCGCTCGACGGCCTGCATCTCGCCGGCCTGCAGCGTGTCGATCGCGCGCTGCCGGATCTCGCCTTCGCTGGTGCCGGTCATGTCGCACGTAGCGCCGGCGTACACCTCGAACGGGTCACCGACACCGGCGGGCAGACCCTTCGGAATGACGCGGCCCATGTCCTCGCCCTGCCCGAGGCATTCGATCGCGGTGTGCCCGACAGCGGTCGGGTCGATCGGCAGGAAATACTCGACGCCGCCGGCGAGCACGTGGTCTTCGCCCTCGACGAGACTCGACGCCGAGAACAGCCCGTATTTCGGTGGGGTCAGTCGCCGCTGCGTCTCGACGAACAGCCGCGCATTCGGTCCTAGCATGGTCGGCATCGGCCGGTCCTCTCCTGAAAATGCGAGTAGGGCACCCGCACGACTGCGGGTCGCACGAGTGCCCTAACTCGGTGTTCGATGTTCTGTTGTCAGCCGATCACGGTGCCGCGACGATGATCTTTCCGTTGCCGTCGAGGTCACGTGCCGCACCGGTCGCACCCGACGCCGACAGCGGCAGCGTGAGCAGCGAACCGCGGTACGCGCGCCACAGAACGACCAGCTGCTCCTCCATGAACAGCCGCAGGAAGTCGTTCGTTTCGAGTCCCGCGGAGTCGTAGATCGCTTCCATGTTGATGATGTCGCCGCGGCCACGAACGATCGTGCCTTCCGGCCACACCATCACCTTGACGCTGGTGGGCAGCTGGTTGGCGGTGGTGGCGCCACCGACACCGGCCGCACCGAGTGACAGCGCATCCTGCCAGTCGTACGTCCAGTCGACGGACGCGCCGCGCTGGTTGAACCACTGCTCGATCTGCCCGTCGGACACGCTCAGCGCGTCGTCGACGCCGGTGCGGTTCGCGTAGTCGGCGCGGAACACGGTCTTGTACCACTGCGGGATCGCGACCTTGAACCGCAGCGACTCGGACGCGCGGAGCCGGGTGCGCTCGTTGGTGATGACCCACTCGATCGCGTTCAGCGACGCGCCGACGGTCGACGGCCCGAACGTGTTGGTGAAGTTCACCTGATTGTGTCCGACGCCGGCGAAGATCGCTTCCATGCGTTCGAGGCTGATCTCGTTGATGCGGTGCGAGTGCGCCGCGATCAGCTCGGCGATCTGCGCCTCCACCTCTTCGGGGTAGGCGTGGTTCTGCAGGATGCCGGCCGACGCGCCGGTGTACACGGCGTCGGCTCGTTCCTCGACGAAGTCGGGGCAGTCGACCCGGTAGAACGCCTTGGTGTAGTCGGCGGGATCTTCCGACTCCGACATCGCTTCGGTCATCACCCGACCGGCCATGCCGCCGGCATAGATGGTGCCGAAGTCGATCTGCCGGCGGAACCGCAGACCACCGCGGTGCACCTGCACCTCCGGCAGGTTGATCAGACCGGCGTTGGCGTCGGTCAGGCTGCCGGGGATCTCGTACAGGGTTTCCGACGGGGCACACCAGCCACCCGCCGCGGTGATCGACTCACCGGGCAGCCGCGACTCGTCGACGGCGTTCCGCAGGATCGGCGCGAGGTCCCGGTCAGCGGACGCGACCAGCTCGTCGGGGAACTGGATCGCGAGCGACGCGATGTCGGCCTTCGCCATTGCCCGGACACCCTTTGTGGGCAGACCGCGCACCGACGCGGCAGCGGCACGCGCGAGCGCCGGGATGCCGTCGAGCTGCTGCCCGGTGTTGTGGCCGCGCACACCGGACGATGCGGTGATGACGACACCGGTCGGCGCCTGCTCTGCGGGGTTGTCGGGCGACCGGACGTCGCCGGTCGTCTTGCGTGCGGCGACGGCGCCGACGCTGAAATGGGAACGCTTGCCCGATGCTGCGACCATCTCGGCCCCTTCGGTGTTCTCTGCCGACTGGTCGCTGCCGCCGTTGTCGGGATCCTGTTCGGTGGTGGTCGGGTCGCCACCCTCGGTGGTCTCACCCTCGGTGACGGTGGGGTCACCGGTGGTCTCTTCGCCGGTGGTCTGCTCGCCGGGCTGCTCGCCGTTCTCGCCGGCCGGCTCGGACTCGGCGGTCAGCTCGTTGACGCGGGCAGCCAGCTCGGCGCGCTGCTGCTGCTTCGCGGCGTCAGCCTCGGCGAACTTGTTCTGCATGTCGCGCGCCGCGGTCATGGTGTCGACGAGCAGTTCGAGGCCGAACAGCTCGGCGTCGTCCTGCGGGTCGGTCGCGTCGAGGTCGCGATATTTCTCGATCGACTCGTTCAGAATTGCGTCGACGTCGCCGCGGTCGGCGTCCTGCAGTAGCTCGCTGATCTTCGACTGCCGGTCAGCTGCCGACAGGGTGTTGCCGTTGGCGTCGGTCGCCTGCGCTGCCTCGATCAGGGATTCGAGAGTTACCTTCATCGCTGGGGATCACCTTCCGTGATTAGAGTGCCGTATCCCGTTGGGTACTCCGGCCCCTAGCCAGCGATGCAAACCCACCTGACAAGTAGGGTAGCGCAGCCCGTACAGGTCAGCGCGTAACCTTGCGCCACACATCACCGGCCTCGACGTCGGTGTTCTCTTTCGCCTCGGCCTCGGTCAGGAACCGCTGAACGGTCTTGTCGCGTTTCGTCACCTCGAACACGACGATCTCCCGGCGCCTGCAGTTACAGCCCATAGTGCGTTCTCCGATACTGTTCCGACCGCTCGGCGGCCGCTGCGACCTCGTCGCGTGTCTGCTGCTGGATCAGTTCACGCCGTCGGCGCGGCGACAGCGCGTCCTCGATGATCTTCGCGATCCGAACCGGGATGAACACGGCGCCGAACAGCAGCCAGCCCATGTCACCGCACCCGTCCCGCCGCGGTGATCACCTGCCACACAGACAAACCCGACGCCGTCACCGGCGGCGCCTGCCCGGTGCGCGTCCACTGTTTGCCGTCGGTCTCGGTGCCGTCGGAGTAGACAGCGACACCACGGTCGCCGTCGAACTCGACGAGGTCGCCACCCTCGGCGCCCTTCAACGGTGCTTGATCTTCGAGCAGCGTGACGCCGTCGTATCCCATGCCGGGCAGCACCGGCGACCGAGTCCACACGGTGCCGTCGGTTTGCGTGCCGTCGCTGTAGGTGGCGACGCCGTCACCGAACTCGACAAGCTCGCCGCCCTCCGCGCCGGTCATCGGCGCCTCGTCCTCGGCCATAGGGTGATCGGTGCCGGCGCCGACGTCCATGCGTGGCTGCACGTCCGACGTCACGCGCACGTCGACATCGGACGGCGTCGACGTCTCCGGTTCGCCGGCGTGGTTCTCGACAGGTTCGGCGTCGGTCTCGTCGTAGGTGCGGGCATCCTCGATACGCGGCCGCGACGGTGTCGGCGCCTCGACGATCTGCGCCGGCGCGGCTTCGGGTGCGACGCGTTTCGGCTCCGGTGCCGGCGGTGCGGCTGGTGCCGGTTCGGCCGGCGGTGGTGCGTCCTTCGGTTCGGGTCGCTTCCCGAACAGCGCCTCGGCGACCGACTTGCCGAGGTTCGCGGCGTCGGCCTGCGCCCGGTCGACTGCGCCGTTCGCGTTGTCGACGGCGTCGTCGATGCCCTTGCCGATGACGTCGCCGATGGACACTCCGAACTTGTCGGCGCCGGCCTGCGTCTTCACCTTCCGCTTGTCGCCGGCCGCGGCGACAGCGTCCCACGCTTCGGGGTCGCCGAACTCCGGCACATCGTCGCGCACCTCGCCGAGCAGCGGCTCATCGGCGGCCGGGGTGCCGAGCGGAATGTCGACGTTCTCGCCGGCGAACGACACACGCACCCGGTCGAACTGCACCGACCCGCCGACGGGCAGCCGGTCAGCGGCCATGTTGTAGCCGGCGGTGATATGCGGGACGAACGCGCCGTACTCCGACGGCGGTACCCGGTCGCCGAGCGCGGCCCGCAGGTCGTCGTGCAGCCGGCCGACGTCGACACCGTTGACCAGCCACACCGCGCACTGCTCCTTCGTGTCGTCGGACGCGTTGAACTCGGCGCGCGCGAACAGCTCACCGATGATCGGCTGCCGGGTCTCGGCGAGTCGGGTCACGGTCGACAGGATCGAGTTGCGGCCGACCTCGTCGAGCGCGCCGCCGTCGGGCAGATAGATCATGGTCAGGTGCGGATCCATTTCGCCGCCCTCGACGAGCATGAGCTGTATGTCGGTGAGCGCGGGCATGAGCGCGATCATGCCGTCGGTACGCGGCTCGGCCTCGACGACGTCCTCCGGCACCGGTTCGGCCACCACTTCCGGGTCGGCGCCGGGCACCGGCAGCGCCGCGAGCAGAGCCTGCACCTGCGGGTCGTCGAGCCACACCTGCGCCCGCTCGGCCGGCAGCGGCACCGCCGACGCCGCGATCGCGCCGCCACCCTTCGACTTGCCGCCCGGCCACTGCTTGAACACGTCGTGATACAGGTTCGCGGCGAGTCCCTTGATGTGCTCCGGCGACATGTCGGCGATCTCGGATTCGAGCGCCGACACCAGCGACCGGTACGGCGTGCCCGTCGACGCCCACCGCGCCAACCCCGGACCCTTCGTCCAGTACCGGTGCAGCTCCGGCGGCATCCGCCCCGACATGTCGACACCGGCGGCGAGGATCGACAGATACCGGTCGGTGGCCTGCTGCCGGCGAATCTGGTGCGCCGACGCCGTCAACTCGCGCCGCTTCTGCACCCGCGCCGACGCCACGATCTCGTCGAGCACCGGCAGCGCCCGCTGCCGCAGCCGCTCACGCGCGATCGCCCGGTTCACGCGTGCCTGCGCGTCGATACCGGCGGCGGTCACCATCGCCTGCACTTCCTCGAATGTGATCGGCCCGTTGCGCACCATGCCGGCGGCGACGAGCATCGTGTCGTCACCAGACGCGACGAGCGATTCGGTACGTGGGATCGGGAATCCGGGCACGTTGACCGCGAGCGCCGCGACCAGTTCGTACTGGCCGTTCACCTTCCGCCAGTCACCCGACAGCGACGAGCGACGCAGCGTCTGCCGCTGCAGGTCGTCGGTCGTCGGGTGTGTGCGGCCGGCGAACCAAATTCCGTGTGCGTCCTCGCCGACCCGCACCGCGGCGACCTGCGCGCCGGTGTTGTCGTAGTGCTCGGCGGCCGCGTTGATGTTCCCGGCGCCGGCATGCCCGGTGCCGAGCGTCAGGTGCCCGACCGCGAGGTCGCCGTCAGGTGTCGGCACCAGACCCTGATGGAAGTAGCGGTAGTCGGTGCCGCGCGGCGGTTTCACACCCGGACGGCCGATGTGTTCGGACTTCCACCCGGCGAGGTGCCCGAACACGCGGCCATCTTTCGTCACCTGGATCGGGGTCAGCCGGTCGAGTTTCGGGTCAGCGAAGTCGTCGCGGTCGTAAACGATGTTCGCCGCGTTCAATGCGGCGCCGATGTGCTTGGACACGTGCCCGATCCTCTGCTCGTCGTGTGGTGGCCTCCCCTGAGTATGACCGACCGGGCACGACGTCTCGGCCTACTGTGCGCGGCGGCGTTCCGATTCGCGGCGTTGCAGCTCGGCGAACGCGCGCCGCTTCGCCCAATCACGCCCGGCCGCCCACACCGACGCGAGCACGCGCACACCGGCGTACGGGTTGGCCGCACCCGGCCGCGCCCGCATCCCCTCCCGGTACGCCTGCTGTGTCGCCTCGTGCGTCGGCAGCGGCTGCTCTGCAGTGCGGTCGTGTGCGCTCATGCCAGATAGTCTCCACCGAGACGACGGCCCGGCCACGTCGCATACAGGTCGAGCACCGCCTGCGCGTCGAACGCCCACCGCCCATCCTCGATCATCGCCCCGAGGTCGGCCTTCGTGATCCGGCCGTTCTGGTCGAACCACAGCGCGGCCTCGTCCGACATGTGCTTGCGCGCGGTGTTGTCGTTGACCTTCCACAGCATGTCGGCGGCGAACTGCCCGAGGTCCCGCGACCGCGGTTTCAACGTCTGCCCGTTCGTCGCGTCCTCGCACATGAGTAGCCAGTCGAACGACAGATTGTTGTGCAGCTCGTCGAGCATCGACGCGTAGCTCGTCGACACCAGACCCTGCCGCTTGCCCTCGGCGACGAACTCGCGGCGCCGCACCTGGTCAGGGTCGAGTCCCTGCAGTTCGCCGAGCGCCTGCTCGTACGGTATGCCTCGTTCCTCGGCGAGCGCGTCGGCACGCTCCATGAGGTCGCGGCGCCGCGCGTCCTCGGCCGTGTCCTGCCGGCCGCCGTACAAGCGCTCGAACTCGTCGTCGGCGTCGTCGAGCCACCCGCCGCGGTCAGGCTCCGGGTCGGGTGCTCGGTCGGGCACTGTCGCAGCCTTCGCGATGAGGTCGGCGCGCGCAGCCTCTAACGTCGCGGTGTACTCGATCAGGTCGTCGAGGTCGTACTCGTCGCTGCCCTCGGCGAGCGTTGCGTGCAGCGCGCCCCGCAGCCACTCCCACTCCTCGTTCAGCGCCTCCCACTCCGGGTCGCCCTCGGCGTAGTCGAGCGGTTCGGGGATGACCGGCTGGTCGGCCGGCACAGCATCGTCGGGCAGCAACGCCTCGTCGTCGGCAGCCCAGTCGTCATAGGTGAGGTCAGGGTCGTAATCGGGGTCCGGCTCGACCTGTCCAACGTCCTCACCGCCACCGTCGACGGACAGGTATCGCGCGAGAACTGACTCGACCGGCCGGCCGTGCTTCTCTGCCCACTCATCATCTTCGCCACTGATGATATTCATGGGCACGCGATCCATGCCGGCCATTTGAGCGGCCACCACGCGATGATTACCGTCGGATAGCACCGCGAACTGTCGGGACTCGCCAACCTCCAACGATGGCAGCGCCTTGAACGCCTCCCACCCGTCGGTGCGCAGCGTCTCGGCCATTCCCTCTAGGTATTCGATCTGCTGCGCGCGCGCTTCGGCGGGGTTGTCGGCGTCGCTGTAGTCGGCGGTACGCGGGTCGACAATGACGTACTGCATCGCGACGTCGATCGGCACGTCGGCGCGATAGTCGTCGTCGGGGTCACCCACGATGCCCGACTCTACGGCGGCGTCATCGTCGTCGCCCCTGATGAACGCGTCGAGCCACGCGTCGTCGTCGTCGACCTCGATGACTTCGTCGGCGTCGGCCGGCCGGCCGAACTGCACCTCGAACGCCTCTGCCTCACGGCGGCGTGACAGCTCGGCGTCGACCTCGTCACGCAGCGTCGGGTCGCCGTCACGTTCGTCGGTGCGGATCAGGTAGTCGGCGAGCCGCTGATCGGACGCCGTTTCGAGGTCCGGCACCGGTATCGGGGTGCGTTCGTCGGTCAGCTCGACGTCGAGCGGCTGCGCCGGCAGCTGCTGGCCGTAATCCTCGCCGCGCTGCCCGACCTGCGGTGTTGCCCGCTTCTCGCGTTCGGCGACCTGCAGGATCGCGGCGTCGGCGGCGTCGGGGTCGTCCGGCCCGATACGCACCGCGCCCGGCTCCACCGGCCCTTTGCCGCCCTGGTCGTCGAACTCGTCCTGCAGCTCGTCGTCGTCGTAGATCAGCATCGTGCACCGGCAGTTGATGACCTCGTGTGGTGCGACCGAGATCGAGTCTGCGGGGTGTTCGAGCAGGAACCCGCCCACACGGAACGGTTCGTCGAGCGGGCACGTCTGCCCGTCCGCGACCCGGTGCGATGCGCGGGTGCGCTGGTCCTCGGTCGACAGCCACCGTTTCCACATGCGCAGCCCGGTCTGTTGCTCGACGACACGCGCCGCGGCGAGCTGCCCCGCCGACACCGCGCCGTGCGACTCCGTCCGGGCGATACGGCGTGCCTTCCACTGCCACTCGTTCAGCGATTCGTCGTGCTGCTCCCACAGGTCACGCCGCCACTGCGTGAGCGCCGACCGGTCCGCGGGGTCGAGATCGGGGTCGGCGAGCTGCGCCTCGACGTCGTTGATCTGCGCGCGCAGCTTCCGCGACTTCGCGTCGATGTTCAGCACCCGGCCGACGCGCTCGGTCATCTCGTCGATGGTCACCGCATCGGACAGTGATTCGAGTAGTTCCGGGCGGATGTCCTCGAACGCGCCGGCCGGCCAGATACGCAGCCGGTCAGACACCTCGGCGAGGTACTGCTGTTGGTGTGCGAACGCGCCCTGCGGGTCGGCGCGGCGCACCTGCTGGAATGCCTCACCGAACGCGATGGAGACAGTCGGCAGAATATTATTCTCAAGCTGGTCTTGCCACACGCCCCACGTGCGTTGAACTGCGGCGTCGACGGCGTACTCGGCGTCAGCGACGATGCGACGCGGCACCAGCTCGTCGACGAGCGCGAACCGGACGGCGGCCAGCCACACGTCCATCGCGGCGAGCACGGCGGCGTCGATACCGCGTTCGGCGCGGCGCAGCAGCTGCTGATGTTCAGCGCGGCGCCGAGTTACGCCCGCCACGCCGGGACGCCAGCGTCGAGCAGTCGGCGGCGCAGCGCCTTGCGGTCGGGAATGCGTTGCTCGACGACGAGGTGCCGCACGTACGTTTCGCACACACTCGCGTACGGGTCGGTGTCGCCGTGCAGCACCGCCGGGAGCGTGTCCCATGCACCGCGCAGCAGCGCCGGCCAGTCGTCGCCAGCGGACAGCAGGTCGACGCGCGTGTGCACGAGGTGCTGCGGCACGCCGTACCGCGGTCCCGAGTTGCGGCCCGATGCCTTCGACCGCATCGAGGCGAACTGCAGCGCTCGCACGACAGCGAACATGCACACCGCTTCGATCGCGTCGATGCTGTCGCGCGGCTGCTGCTGTTCGACCAGTTCCTGCATCTCGTCGCCGGTCAGGTGCCGCTGCCGCACACCTCGGCGGGTGTTCCGCTGCTCGCTGAACGCGGCCCGTCGCGCCTCGTGGGGTGTGGTCATGATCCCTCCGGGGTGATCTGCGCGGCTGGTGGCGGGTCGTCGAGTGTGTCGGGTGGCGAGTTGTCCGGTGCCGGCGCGGTCACGGCGGGCGGCTCGGCCGGTCCCTTCACCTCGATCGGCGCGGCCGGTGCCGCCGGCAGTTTCACGCCCATACCTTCGAGAATCGGACCCATGACCGCCGGATTCATACCCATCAGCGCGATAGCGTTCTCACGCAGCCAGCGCGCCGTAATCTCGCCCTGCGACGGCATGTCCTTCTTGTCGAACCCGGACTCGGCGAGCGCGACCTCGTCGGACAGAATGCCGCGCTCGTGCAGCAGCTGCGCATCCTTCGACCGGTCCGGCCGCAGTTTCAGCTCGTCGTCGTTGAACCACGCGACGAACTCGTGCGCGTTGCTGACGTTCTTCGCCGCGAGCAGCGGCTGCACCAGCTCATTCGACAGGGTGTGACACATCGACGTCACGACCGGCGCGACACCGAACTTCTGCTCACCCTCGTCGACAGCCCACATCGACCAGTGATTCGCCGACCCGCCACCGTTGAGCACCATCGGGTCAGAGTCCATGCCGAGCGCGATACGTTGGATCGCCTCGGCGCGACGCTCGTGCATGTGCGCGTCGAGAGCTTCGCCGAACGTCATGAGGTGCGCCACCTCGGACAGCGGCCGGTTCTCCTTGAACGGCACGCGCGCCACGATCGGCGCCAACGACTCCGACGACCCGCGGTCCTCGACGGCGGTCAGCATGTACGAATGCAACTCGTCAGCGAACCCGAGTTTCTTGCCCTCGTTGTCGTATATCTCGACGTCGTCGGACACGAACAGCAGCCCGCCACCGGATGCGAGGCGTGAGTCGATCTGCGCGCCGACGTACTTCGTCATCTGCACCAGCTCGCGCAGCACCGGGATCAGTGACCGCACCGGCGCGTCGGCGAGCGCCATCAGTTCGGGGTCGGGGATCCACGATCGCGCCAGAATCTCGGCGTCGTCGTCGACCTTGCGTGGCGTCACGCCGTCGGTGATCTGATACTGCCCGGCCTGCGAACCGATCAGCTCACGCGACGAGTGCACCGACCACAGCAGCTCACCCGGCCGTTCAGGGTTGTCCCGCGCGTTCAGAATCGACTCGCCGCTGTACTCGATGTGCTGCGCGTACCGGCGAATCTTCTGCTCGACGTCGGGCTGATTGCCGAACAGCACGTCGGACAGTTCCGCGGCGACACCCTCTGTGACGCGCATCGGTTCGCCCCGATGACCGGGCGGCATGTGCCCGATGTACAGCCGGCACTGCCCGGCGGCGCGCGCCTTGCGATCGGCGAGGAACCGCAGCTCAGGCGATTCGCGGCGCAGCTCCCACACCTCGTTTTGCCAGCGTTCGGCCTGCCGACGCCGCTTCCGTCGCTGCGGCCGGCCAGACGCCATTTGCTGCGAACCGTGCAGCGGCTCGACGGCAGCGGTCACCGACCGCTCTCGCCGCGCCGACGGCCGGTCCCGGTTCACCTCGTAGGTGGTGATGGTCTGCGCGGTCGGCGCCGCTGCACGCGCGGCCGCGATGATGCTCTGCGGTGTCGGTGTGTGCCGGCGCGCGATCGCGAGTGCTCGGCTATCGGACCTCGGCATGTGCGCCCCTCACTCAGTCGTCGATCGGGTCGAGCCACCGTGACCCGACACCCGCGACGAGCGATGCGGCGCCCGTTGCAACCATGATGAACCACCACGCCGTGTCGGCCCACCAGTAGGACGCGACGAACACGGCTGCCGCGACCCACACCGACACGCACCATGCGCACGTGATCAGGTACGCAAACCACTGCTCAGGCCCGTACCGCAGCACGATCCAGTTGCGCGGCCGGTCGAGGATCGCGTCAGCGATGATCAGGCGAGTGACGCGCCAGACGAACAGGATCGTGAGTAGCAGCGTGATCGGGTCCATGTGCGGCATGACTGACAGGGTATCCCGCAGACAGCACGCCGCCCCGGATCCCGCGAGGGGATGCCGGGGCGGCGAGGTGTATCAGGTTGTATCAGGTCAGGGTGTGAGGTCGACGGACTTCGCGCCGTGCTCGGCCTGCTCCTGCGTGAACTGCTCGTAGACGAGCTGGTCGACCAGCTCCTGATACGAGAACCCGCCGACGAACTCGATGTAGTCGGCTGCCGACTTCTCGGCCTGCTCGAACCAATCCACAGTCACGTTGTCAACAGCCCACTCGGCGTCGGCGCGCGAGAAATCCTCGTACACCAACTGGTCGATCAGCTCGGCGCGCGAGAACCCACCGACGTAGGCGAGGTACTGCTCGGCCGATTCGAGTGCCTGCGTCTGCGACACGGTCACCGACGGCGTGTCCACGGTCTCGACGGTCGGCGCCTCGGTCGTGGTGGTCGTCTCGATGGTCGCCGGTTCGTCCAGCTCGACGGTCGTGTGGGCGGGTGCGGTCGTCGACGGCAGCACCGCGGCGGTCTGCACGTCGTTGCCGCGCACGGTGGCCTCACCGTCGTCGGTGACAGCGCCGATGATGCCGAGCGTGACGACGAACGCGCCGACGCCGGCGAGCACCTTGTATCGAGTCTTCATGGTCTGGTCTCGTTTCTGTGATGTGCGGTCAGTCGAACGGGTCTGGTCGACTCGGCGCCGGCAGCCACCGGTGCGCGGGGTGGCTGCCGGACCGGGACGGTCAGCGTGCGATCGCGATCGGGTCGCCGACGAACTGCCAGCCGCGCACCGACTCGTCCCACACGGCGCGGGTGCCGTCGTCGAACGCGACCTCGGCGGGGTCGAACGTGAGGTCGGTGTGCGCGAGGTTGTGCAGGATGCGGTCGTAGTCGTGCCGGACGTCGCCGCGCTGACGGGCACGCTCGGCGTAGTGCTTGACCGTCGCCGCGTACACGGCGGGGTCGAGGTCGTGGTTGCGGGCGGTGTCGAGGATCCCGGCGCGCATCCACACGCCCGGCCCGGTCATGAACACGCTGCGCATGATGCGGTCGAAGTGCTCGTCGACGACGTGCTCGGCGGCGATCTCGGCGTATGCGGCGTCGAGTGTCGGGTCGAGGTCGGAATCGGTGAAGCTCATGGGGTCTGGTCCCTTCGGCTGGTTGGTGCGGGCCGGCCGGGTGGCCGGCCCGCGGGGTGGTCAGTAGTTGCGGTGCGGTTCGACTAGTTCCCACACCATGTCGATCTCATCGGCGGTCAGTCGGTGGTGTTTGCCGAGCGGGCCGATGCTGTTGTGGACGTCGACGAGTGCGGCGTCGAGGTCGAATTCGGTGGGGTCGACGTTGAGCTGGTGGGCGAGTGCTGTGCTGGTCATGTCGTTGACTGTAGCCTCGTCACGAGGCTATTGCAAGACCTTGCGGGAATCGAACACACCCGACCCGATCGCCCACCCAACCCGGTCGCCTTCCACATGCCACCCAAACCGCGACCACACGCCCTCGTCACGCAACGTCACCCGCGTACCCGCACGGCCCTGCGTCATCGCGAACAGCCCGTCGCGCGTCGACATATGGCGGGTGCCGTCCGGTAGCTCCGCCATCGTGAACGGACTGTCAGTGTCGTCGACGTCGTGGTCGAACTCGTGCACGAACTGCCCGCCAACCCTGATCCGGTAGGTGTCTCCGACCTTCACCTCGAATCCCTCTATCACGACAGGGTCGAAAAACCTGTCGACGATGCGGCTCTCGTCCTGCGGCCGCGCGCGCGTCTTGATCGTCCGCACGGTCGCCGTCACTTCGACGTCGACCATCTCCGGGCTGCCGTACGTCACCATCGTTGTGCTCATTCTTTCAACCATTCCTCGTACTGTTTCTGCGCGCGCTCGGCGAGCGCGGCCCGTTCTGCCTCGATCTCACGCCGGTAGTTGCGGCGCGACACGCTCAGCGCCACAACGAATACGCCGGCGAGCACGATCAGCGTCGACACGATGACCACCGGCCAGTCGATACCGCCGACCCAGCGGCCGACCTGTCCGGTCGCGATCAGGATGATCGGCACACCCGTCGCGTACGGGTGGTCGCGGATCACGCCGAACACGCGCTGCAGGAACGCGACGTACGCACGGAACGCACGCAGGAACGGGTCGACGTGTTCCTCGACGCTGCCGCTGCCCCAATCGTCGAACGGCGCGCCGTCGGCCGTGGCGAGCTGCCGCTCACAGTCCCAATCGCCGGCGGGGTGCGCGACTACTTTCACGAGCAGCCCGCGGTGATCACGCACCAGCCCGCACACGTCGCGGCCCTCGGTCTTCGCCTGCTCGACGAGCTTGCCGGCGAACTGGTCGAGCGTCACCCACTCCGGCAGCAGCGGCGGCGCGCCGATGCCCGGTTTCGCGAAGTGTACGACGAGGTCGGCTATCGGCCACCGGATGACGGGATCGCGGCGTGCGCGTCGGGCATGCGCGTTCGGGTCGTACAGGACGCCGGCGCCCGTCAGGTGCGCGTCGAACCGTTCGGCGGTGTCGGCGTCCATCACAGCAGCCGCGGCCACCTCGGCCACCTCGGCGCGCGCAGCCTCCCGTCGGCGTTGTGCGTGCTGTTCGGCGTCGCGCAGTACATCAGTGACCCGGTCGCGCGTCTTGTCGCTGACGTCGGGTGCGAGCCACACGTCGATGGTGTCGGGGTCCTCGCTGCGTAGCGTGTCCCAGAACCGAGACGACGCGGCGATCAGGTCACCACGGTCACCGAACCGGGCGACCTCGCGGCGGCCGACGTGCACGACCGCAGTGATGCGCGGTACCGCACGCATCCCTCGCGCGTCGTTCGGGCGGGCGACGCCGCCACCGCCGGCGGGCGGGATCCGCGACGGCCGCGCGCCGCCGGGGAGTGGCTTCGGTCGGTATCCACTCATGCTGTCCTCGCTATCTCGATCAGTCGCAGGATCGCGGCGTACGCCTGCGGTGGACACACCCCGTTGCCGATCGCTTTCAGCTGGTCCGAGCGGGACAGCCCGATCGCGGGGTCGGTGACGTGCCCTGCGGGCAGCATCATCATCCATTCGGCGAACGCGGCGTTGAGGCGTGGTTTGTTGTTGCGGTTCGGTTCGGTCGGCGACGGCGCGGGACGGCCGACAGCGCGTTCGGCGCGGGCGATCGCGGGCGCATACTTGCCCCACGTGGCGGCGCGTTCGGCGCGGGCGGCGGCGGTGATCAGGTCGTCGCCGCCGGAACCGTCACGGTCGGCGCGTGCGTAGTCTGGTCCGCTGTTCGCGAGTTTCGCCTCGGGCGTCGGCAGCAGCTGCACGACTGCGCCAGGTAGCGGCATCGCGTGACCCTCCGATCCCATGCGCCCGCCACCGTTGCCGTCGGCGGCTGCGGGTGTCGGCAGTAACGCCGACGGCAGGTCGTGCCCGTCGCCGGCGCGGGACGCCGTCGCGCCCTTGTGGTCGCGACTGCGCGGCGTCGGCAGCAGGCCGCCAGTCGATGCGGCGACAGCGACGCCCGGCAGCAGCATCTCGTCGCCGCGCGCCCCGCCGCGCCGCTCATTCGTGCCTGTCGCGTTCCCAACGGTCGGGGTCGGCAGCAGGTCTACGCCTCGTCCAGGTGACACACCGCCGACGGCAGCATTCGGTCGCCCGACGAGCCGCGTTGATTCGGGCCGCCCTTCGTCCCGTCCGTCGCGCGCGGCGTCGGCAGGGTGGGCGAGGATGAACACTCGCTGTCGCTGGTGGCAGGCACCGACTTCGGCAGCGGCAACAGTGCACCATTGCGCGTCATACCCGAGGTCGGCAAGGTCTCCGAGTACGGCTCCGAGTGCGCGGAGAACAGGGATAGCGTCTCGGTCTCCCACAGCATCCGGCTCGGATTCCATCGGGCGATGTGCTCGGGCACTGAGTAGTCCTCTCACGTTTTCGATGACCACCCATCGAGGTCGTAGTGTGTCGATCGCGGCAGCCATGTGTGACCACAGTCCGCTGCGGGTACCGTCGGCCAAGCCCGCCCGTCTGCCTGCCGCCGACACGTCTTGGCAGGGGAACCCGCCCGTCAGCACGTCGACCGGTTCAACGGTCGTCCAGTCGATCGTGGTGACGTCGCCGAGGTTCGGGACGTGCGGCCAATGGTGGGCGAGGATGCGTGACGGCGCATCCTCGAACTCGACGAACCACGCCGGTTCGGCACCGAACGCAGCCTCGACGGCGAGGTCGAGACCGCCGTAGCCGCTGAACAGCGACCCGACTTTCACAGCACCTGATCCATCTCGGCGCGGATGCGCGCGAACTGGTCGAGGGTGAGGATCACGTACGAATTGGCGCCGTCGGCGTCGGTGATGCTGATCTCGACCTGATTCTGGTCGTATGCGGAGAACACGACCTGCGCCTGTGTGTCGGTGTCGACCTCGCGGGCGAAGTGCAGCTGCTTCTCGCAGTCGGGGAACGTCTCGGCGTACACGGTGTCGGCGTGGGCTGTGTTCGGTGCGGTGTGTGCGGTCATGCCGCAACTGTAGCCTCATCACGAGGCTATACGCAAGCGGTCTCAGGACGCGCGCCGCCGGACACCAGCGAACTGCCCCGACCCACGCGCCCCCTGCTGCCGGCCACCCGTCGGACGCGATACCTCGGTCTGCGCATTGACCGGCGGCAGCACCTCGGTCAGCGCATACACGTTCGCGTCGAGCGCACCCGGCGACCACGTCGAACCGGGCTGCCACAGCCGCCATTCGTTCGTCAGGTTCGTCAGGTCGGCGAGCTGCGCGAAGTACACGCGGTCAGTGAGCACAGCCTGCGCGATCGGTTCGGCGCGCAGCACCTTCGACACGCGCGCCGATACGCCCGACACGTGCGGGCAGTTCTCCGACGCCGGTATGTCGCCCTCGCGCTGCAGGTCGGCCCACGCCTGCTGGATCAGCACTTTCGTCATGCCGCCGCCGTAGTTCTTCTCGTAGACGATGGTGCCGGCCTGGTACTGGTGCGCGGCGAGGCACACGCGTCGCGGCCACTCCATCGGGCCGAGTGTGTCGGTCTTGTCGTCGAGGACCCATGCGGTGCCGTTGCCGTCGATGCCGGCGACCGCGATGCCGACGCTGTCGTGTTTCTCGCCTTCGCCGCCGGACGGGTCGACACCGATGACGACGCGCCGCAGGTCGTCCCGGACCGGTGCCGGTTTCGTGTGCGTGCGGATCGCGTTCTCGGACAGCAGCGCGGTCGTCGCGTCCGACGGCACGCCCTGCGACATCGCCGCCCAGTCACGAGCGGTCGACATCGCCCGTTTCTGCGCCCACCACGCGAGCAGTCCGTCGACGTCGTCCGGGTCGAGCAGCGGGTGCGTGAGCGGTTCGCCCGGCGCCCGGCCGAGCGGGTCGGCATAGATGCCGCGTACCCGGTCCTCGGGCATCGCGATCGCCGGCAGGTGCACAACGATCCACTTGCCGCCGTCCTCGACGCGGCCGTCGCGGGCGAGTAGCCGGCCGGCGAGGTCGTCCTCGTGCCAGCGCGTCATGACCAGCACCTCACGGTAGGTCGGCGACTTACGCTGCGACCACACCGAGCTGTACCAGTCCCACACAAAGTCGCGTTGATTCAACGACTCGGCCTGCGCGCGTGAGATGAACGGGTCGTCGATGATGCCGAGATCCATCGGCTGCCCGGTGAAGTTGCCTCGCAGACCACGCGACCGCAGGCTGCCGCCGGCGCGGATCGCCCAGTCAGCTTTCGACCCTTCGTCGGCGACGAGGTTCAGGCCGTACGCCGGTCCGAACTCTTGCACCAGCGCGCGCACCGCGGACCCGTTGCGGCGGGCGAGTCGTTCCTCAGCTGAGGCGTTGAGGATGCGGTCGCGTGGCCGCTTCGTCATCCACCAGAACGGGAAGTACACCGACACGCGCGTCGACTTGCCGACCTGTGACGGCGTCCAGATCATGAGCTGCGCCTGCGGTGTCGCCAGTAGGTGTGTGAGCGCGTCGTCGATCACTTCGAGGTGCGGCCGCTGCACCTGATTGTTCGGGTCGAGTAGCGTCGCGAGCTGTCCGGGTGACGATGCGTCGCCGAGCGGTATGTCGAGCTTGGCGCACAGCTCGGCGAGCTGCCGCGCCTGCAGCAGCTTCTGCAGCCGCTCGGAATGCACCGGCACCGGTTACGGCCCGTCGACCTGTGCGGCGATCGCGGTCAGCGCCGGTAGGTCACTGACGTCGATGCCACGTTCCTCGGCGTGCCCGGTCAGTAGCGCGGTCAGACGGGCGATCTCGACGTCGACGGCGTCGACGGTGGTGACGACGTGCTCGTGACGCTGCGGCTGGTCGAGTCCCAGCAGACGGTTCAATCGGTCGATCGCGTCGAGCGCGACCCGCGCCGAGCGGGCCGCGGCGAGCGGATTCGATTCGTCGGTGCCGATCTTCATGTGTGTCTGCAGCAGCCGCTCGATGCGGGCGAGTTGCATTTCGAGTGCCTGGTCGGCGAGGTCGGCGCGTTCCTGCGCACGCTGTTTCAGCTCGCGCTGTATCTGCCGGTAGACCGTCGCGTGACTCGACAGTTTCATCTCGTCGGCGATCTGCTGATACGTGTGACCGCGCAGCCACATGTCCAGCATTTTCTGACGACGCAGATCGTTCGCTGCGTCTACGCGTTTCGACGTTCCGGGCGGCAT